AGGTTCAATCTCCCTGGTGGGTTTATGGTGCCGATTGAAAACACTAATGAATCTGTAGGTGATGACTTTGCAGATATTGAGGTGTCAACAGATAAAAATTACAGAATAGCAATCCACGGAGAGTTGCGAGAAAATAAGATTCTTTTAGCAGCCGACCCAAATTATATAAACACACTTAAACAAGCCGCAAAAAACCCAGAACAATTAAAAGCATGGCTCTATGGCTCATGGGACATTGTTGCCGGTGGAATGTTTGATGATATTTGGGATCTAAAGATTCACGTGGTAAAACGATTCGCAATACCTCTTTCATGGAAAATAAGGCGCTCATTTGATTGGGGATCAACAAAACCGTTCTCAGTTGCGTGGTGGGCTGAAAGCGATGGGTGTGATATTAGATTGCCTGATGGCTCAACAAGATCAACTCTTAAAGGTGATGTTTTTAGAATAGCTGAATGGTATGGGTTCAATGGAGAGCCTAATGAAGGCCTGAAAATGCTTGCAACCGACATCACGAAGGGCATTGTTGAACGTGAAGTGAGATGGGGTTATCATGGAAGAGTTAAGCCAGGACCGGCTGACACATCGATATGGACAACTGAAAATGGCATGTGCATTGCCACAGATATGTCAAAACGGGTCAGGCTTGAAGACGGCACAGAATACAAGGGCGTCACTTGGACAAGGGCAGACAAAAGCCCAGGTTCAAGGAAGAATGGATGGGAAACTATTCGCAAGATGCTAAGCAACTCAAAGAGAAAAGATGGATTACCCCGTGAACATGCAGGCGTTTTTATATTTGAAAATTGTATTCAATTTATTAGAACGGTGCCCGTTTTACCAAGGGATGACAAAGACCTTGATGATGTCGAAACTTCGTCAGAAGACCACATTGGGGATGAAACACGTTATTATTTACGCTCTATTACTAATAGATCGTCAGCATTTAAAACAACAGGGAATTATTAAAGGGGTAAATAATGGCATTCAATGACAGACATCCACAGTATGAAGAGTTTGTTCAAGATTGGAAAGAGGCCCGCGATGCCTTTGGTAGTGAACGTGTGATTAAAGATGAAACTACTGAATACCTACCCGCAACAGCTGGACAAATCGAAGATGGCCAAGGCAAGGGGCCTAATACTGAAGGTCAGAAGGCATATGATGCATACTTAAAACGCGCATTGTTTCATGACTTCATGTCGGATGCTGTTGAAGCAGCTGTTGGAATCATGCACCAAAAACCAGCAACGATTGAGTTGCCAAAGAAGCTTGAAGTGATGCTTGATAAAGCAACAACAAGGGGTGAAAGCCTTCAAATGCTGTTAAGAAGGATCAATGAAAGCCAGCTTATTGAAGGTCGTATTGGCTTATTCATGGACCTTCCCCCAGAAGATCAGATTCCAAAAGACCGCGGGGCAATCCCATTTCTATCAACTTACTCAGCAACATCAATGATCAATTGGGATGATGGTTTTCGTGATGGCCTTGATGTCGGCAACCTTAACCTTGTTGTTCTTGATGAGAGTGGTCCCGTAAGGAACCTATTCACTTGGAGAGAGAAGGAACAATTCAGGGTGTTGATTCTTGGTGACCTTAGAGATAATGAGGGCAAGGGTGAAGATGCTAAGTATCGTCAATTTGTTTCTGAATCGAAAGATGCAGCGCCAAAAGACACAGAAGAAGTTGAGCCAAATATTCAGGGCGTGATGCTTGATGAAATCCCTTTTGTCTTCATCAACAGCGGTGATATATTACCAGACCCAGACAAGCCCCCATTGATTGGATTGGTGCGTTTGTCATTTGCTATCTACAGGCTTGAGGCTGATTATCGTCAGTTGTTGTTTAATCAGGGCCAAGACACATTAGTTATCATTGGCGATGACAGTGATCCAGACGACACAAAGAGAACAGGCGCCGGTGCAGGTATTAAGGTTCCATTAAGAGGTGACGCAAAATACATTGGCGTGAGTGGCAAGGGATTGACAGAAATGCGAGAAGCCCTTGAGAACGACAAGAAGAGAGCGGGCACAAAAGGCGGCCAACTTCTTGACAGTACATCAAGGCAGAAAGAGAGTGAAGGCGCTTTGAATGTTCGCGTTGCATCACAGACAGCAACATTAAGACAAATCGCTTTGACAAGCGCGGGTGCCCTTGAGAAGATCTTGAAACTTGCGGCTAAGTGGGTTGGTGCAGAGCCCGATGAAGTCAAAGTTATACCTAACACAGATTTAACCCATGACACCTTAACAGGGAAAACACTTCTTGAATTCATGCAAGCCAAGGCCATGGGCCTAAAGCTTTCAGACGAATCTATTCATGAGATGTTGCAACGTAAGAACATCACCAGTAAGACATTTGAAGAAGAGAGTGATTTGATTGAATCAGAGGCCCCCATAATCACAGAAGCAAACGCAGGCTTAGGCGCTTAGTAAATGGTCTTCGATCCAAACAGACAGCGGCCAGGAGATGGCGATGATCTAACTGCCAATGAACAGTTCTTTGATGCCATGATTCGACATCAGATATTCTTGATGAGAATGTCAGGAAGCATCAGAAACAAAGTGTTTGATATTCTTAACGCGACTGAAGACGATATCAAAGAACAAATCATGAGGGTGGATGTCTCAGCCGGTGTAACGCCTCAAAACTTAAAAAGAATCGAGAGCCTTCAAAAGAAGATTGCTTTGATCAGAACGCCAGCATGGGAAGCCGTGGGCAATGTTTGGTTTGAAGAAATGTTGGCGCTTTCTGTAGCTGAACCGGCATTTGTTGCCGCGGCTCTTGAAACAGTTTCACCGGTGATTGTCGACACCACATTACCCGCCCCACAATTATTGAGGGCCATTGTTGAAAACCATCCATTCGAGGGTAAGACCATGAAAGAGTGGTCGAAGTCAATTGCTCAAACTGATTTGAATAGGATCGAACAGCAAATTAAAATAGGCATGGTTCAAGGCGAATCGAATCAAGTTATTGCCCAAAGGGTGGTGGGCACTGTCAGAAATCGCGGTGTTGATGGCGTGACACAGATCACAAGGCAGAATGCCGAGGCTATCACACGGACGGCCACGAACTCAATCGCAAACGCTTCAAGACGTCAAATGTTTATTGAGAATGAAGATCTTTTCACTGAAGAGCAGTATGTGGCAACTTTGGATGCGCGCACGTGCTGGACACCTGAATCATTGGTGACAATGGCTGATGGATCATTGAAGCCCATTGGCGATATTCAGATAGGCGATATGGTTTTGGGTGGGGTTTCCGGTGAACCATGCAAAGTATCAGGAATCTATAAAGATATTGTTTCATCTACTGTTGCCGTATATAATGATGATGTTTTTATAGGAGAAAGCACTCATGGCCACAGATTACTTACTAAATATGGATGGAAAGAAATTGCTGATTTATGTCTACATTCTGATATTCAAAAATCAGAAGTGCTATGTCGGAGTTACGCTAAACCCTCAGAGAAGGTTGAAAGAACATATAAATTCATCAATAAAAGACAAAAAGTTCGCATTATCAAACGCCATAAGAAAGCATGGAATTCCAGAAATGGAAATTATTCACAAAGTGGAAAGTTACGAAGAGGCGTTCAAGTTGGAAATGTTGGAGATAAAAAACAGGGATTCAATATGCCCCAAAGGATACAACATGACGAAGGGCGGGGAAGGCGTAGTGGATCTCCCCAAGAAAATAAGATTGTTGGGCGCCAAGAAGTCAGCCGAATCATACAAGAAAAACAGCACTGCAGAAGAGCGTTCAGAAAATGCGAAAAAAAGCAGATCATCATGGACAGAAGAATCAATGGCATCAATGAAAGCCAAGAAGTCAACAGAAGAAGCCAAAGTGAAGAGTGCCGCAGCAATGAAAAAAGTAAATGCGGCCATGACCACACAACAACGTTCAGAGATGTCAAAGAAAGTTTGGGCCGATCCAGTCAAAGCAGAAAAAATAAAGAAAGCTCAAAGAGCTGGGGAAGCGAAGATGACAGAGGCTCAAAAAGCAGCCAGAAACAAAAAAGCTTCAGAGGCCATGAAAAAGAAATGGCAAGATCCAGAGTACCGCAAGAAACGTGCGGAGGCTCAAGCAAAGCCGGAGGTCAGAGAGAAATTGAGACAGAATGGGGCCAAGGCGGCGGCTGCAATCACGCCGGAGGGTTTGGAGAGCAAGAGAATCGCCTCGAAGAAATCGGCAACAGAGAGATGGTTACGCAGAAAACAATCCGGGGACGACACCGAAATAGGAAGAAAGAAATCGTCTCCCTCTCAATCGAAGGAGATCACTCCTATGTTGTCGGAGGATTAATTGTACACAACACGCCCATATGCAGGTCATTAGACGGCGAACTGTTTCCAGTAGGTGAGGGTCCCTTGCCTCCGCTCCATTTTTCGTGCCGGAGCCTAAGAATAGCAGTAATCGACGGCGTAGAATTAGCCAAGCGTCCGGCCAAGCCCTCAACACAAAGAATGATGTTGAGAGAGTTCGCCGACGAACAAAAGATTAAAATTGTCAACACAAGAGACAGATTGCCCTTTGGAACTAAGGGAAAATTTGATACATTTGCACGAAGCAGAATAAATGAGCTCACTGGAACGGTTCCCGGTAAAGTAAGTTATCAAGAATGGCTCACTCGACAATCAGCAGCGTTTCAAGATGATGTCTTAGGCAAGGCCAAAGGCAAATTGTTTAGAAACGGAGATTTAACATTGAAGAAGTTCGTGAATCGTCAAGGCGATGAGCTTACACTCAATGAGCTGGCTAAGAAGCATAAGGATGCATTCGTGGCCGCTGGATTAGATCCACAAGATTTTTTGAACTAGAACAAGAGGACTATTTACTTGGGCTAAAAACAAGAACAGAATAAAATATTGTGAGGGATGATATGTGTCATCCCGTGTTTGCATGGGCAATCAACTTAAGGAGAGATAAATGCTCAAATCAATTTACGAAAAAAAAGAAGACATCCCTGAAGGCTTTGAAAGCCTCTTCACCGAAAAAAACGGTAAATGGGAACTTACCGGGATAGCCGGAATGAAAACACAGGCCGACATTGACAGAATTCAAGAAGGCTTGACCAAAGAGCGCAACGACCACAAAGAAACAAAGGCTAAGTTGGCACCGTGGGATGGCCTTGACCATGAAGAAACACTGGCCAATCTTGACAAGATTGAAGAATATAAATTGGCCGCTGGTGACAAGCTTGACGAAGATAAGATCAATGAGATGGTTGAAAGCCGCATTGTTTCACGCCTTGCCCCCCATGAAAGAAAGATTGTTGACCTTGAAAAGGCCAACGGTGACCTTGTGGGCATCAATGGAGAATTCAAGAAAACCGAAAACAGACGCACGATTGAAGACGCTGTGCGCAAGGCAAACAGCGAATCTCAGGTAAAAATCATTGATGGCGCCATGGATGACGTGTTGATGAACGCCCATAACATGCTTGAAATCACTGAAGATGGCCGCATTATTACACGCGATAAAGTTGGCGTGATGCCAATGAATGATGTGAATGGCTGGCTTGGCGAGATGATAGAAAAACGTGCTCATTGGGTTCCTGGTTCCGGCGGCGGCGGTGGAGATGGTGACAAAGGCGGCGGCGGCGGTTTGGGCGATAATCCCTATACAAGGGAGAATTGGAACAAGACGAAGCAAGCCCAATACTTTAGAGCTCATGGCGCAGAAAAAGCCAATAAGGCCGCAGCTTTGGCCGGAACAACCGTTGGTGGGCAGCGTCCACCGGCACCTGTTGCAAATTAAGACTTGCACAAACTAATATAATTTTGTTAATATCTGATTAAGTGGTGACATGGTCACCGCTTAATCTAGTTGCCCATGGGGTGCGACTTCCCAAAAATGTGAACCGTACTTTTTTAATTCTTTAAGGAGAATCCCATGGCTGCAGTACAATTGGCGGATATCGTCATTCCTGAACTCTTTCTTCCATACCAACAACAAGTTTCAGAAATCAAATCTCGTTTGGTCCGTTCAGGTGCCGTTGTGCGTGATGATTTCCTTGATGATTTCTTGGCTTCAGGTGGTAACACCGTGAACGCCCCTTCATTCAAAGATTTGGATGATGATGCAGAAAACTCTTCAACAGATGACACAGGCTCAGATTCAGTCGCTAAGAAAATTGGCACCTCTAATGAAATCGCGGTTCGTTTGGACCGTAACCAGTCATGGGCAGAGATGGATCTTGCCGCAATGATTTCAGGGGATGACCCTCTTGGCGCCATTGAAAGCCGTGTTGAAAACTATTGGAAGCGCCGTGAACAGGCTCTTTTCATCAACACAATGGCCGGTGTGTTCGCAGACAATGATGCTGCCCCAACTGGTGGTGACACTCACATTCAAAGTGACTTGACCGTTGATATCACTGGTGCATATGCCCCTGGTGTCACTGATTTCTCAGCTGATGCCTTCATTGACACCCTTTTGACCATGGGTGATTCTGAAGATGGCCTTGGAATCTTGATGGTTCACTCAACTGTTTTTGCACGTATGAAGAAAAACAACTTGATTGACTTCATTGTCGATTCTGAAGCCAAGGTTGAGATTCCCTTCTTTCAAAACCGCCTTGTGATCAAAGATGACAGTATGCCCAAATCTGGAAACAACTATGAAAGTTGGATTTTTGGTGCCGGTGCCATGAGAATGGGTGTTGGTGCCCCCAAGATTGCAACCGAACTTGACAGAAAACCCGCTTCTGGTGACGGTGGTGGTCAAAGCATTCTTCACAACCGAGTTGCTTGGTCAATGCACCCTGTAGGCCACGCCTACATCGCTGCAGGCGCCAACCCTTCAAACGCCACTCTTGCCGCAGCCGCTACTTGGAGCCGAGTGTTCCCAGAGCGCAAGCAAATCAAGATTGCCCGTTTGATCACAACAGAAGCTTAAGAAAAACCAAAAGAACCAAGGGAGAGGCCACGCGCCTCTCCCTCTTTTTTATCGCTGTTATTTTGGAGAGGTTTTATCATGACTGTAACAAGACAAAAGCACAAAAGACACGGAAGATTTCCCCGTATTCGTCATGGTAGAAAGATCAAGGCATGGCTTGCCCGTATTGTGACAGCCATTGGTGGAACCGGAACTTCTGATGATTTCGTAGCAACCGCCGATGTTCAGGCAGCGGAAACGTTGACTTTGACCGGCCAGCCCCTTAACAATGAAATTGTAACCATTGGCGATAGGGTATACAAATTTCAAACAGTTTTAACAAACGAAGACGGCAATGTGCTTATTGGCGCCGCGGCCACTGATTCGCTTGACAACCTTATTGCGGCCATTGTTCTTGGTGCTGGTTTCGGCACTCTTTACGCTGACCGCATGACAATCAATAAAGATGTGATTGCCGCCGCTGGTGCCGGTGACACCATGGATGTCACAGCAAAACTATTTGGCACAGCATCAAACTCTATCGTGACAACCGAAGGTTTAACCAACGGATCTTGGGGAGGCGCTACTTTATCAGGTGGTATTGATGGAAAATTAACCGCTGCATCACACGGAATCACAGAAAGTGAAGGCCCGTATCATTTAAGCTCAACAACAACATTGCCTGCAGGTCTTTTGGCCGCAAGCACAGATTATTGGGTGAATGTTATTGATGCCAATGACTTCACATTGTCACGTGAAAGAGGTGGGCCCAAGGAGGTCATTACTGACACGGGAACCGGAACACACAGCCTTGTGAAGGGTGGAGTTGATCACGACATGCACGAATTATTGAAGACAAACCATTATGAAACAATCCAAGCCACGTCAGATATCGACACCTTGGTATAAGAATAAGAGAATAAAGGATATTTATGACCATGAAAATTATTGAAGCTTTAAAACTACTCGACCCATCAAATGATGATCATTGGACGAATGACGGCGATGCTGCCATGAAGGCCGTTGAAGAGTTGGTGGGCACAAGCTCAATCAATCGTGACGATGTCCTTGCCGTGGCCCCTCGTTTTTGTCGAACAAATTTAGAGTTTCCTGGTGATGAAAAACCAGAAGAAGAAACAACTCCTGAAGAACAGGTTGAAGAAGACAGTGAAAGCCCCATTCCACCTGTTGAAACAGCGCCAGAAGCCACAGAAGAAGCCCCTGTTGCCTCTGAACAAGATGCAGAAGACGAAGGCCAAGCCATGGTTGATGAAGCTAAAAGGCGCAAAGAAAATTTGGCCATTGCAAACAAAAAGGTTGATGATATCTCAGCCAAAAAAGCAGCGATTGATGCTGAGCTTGCAGAAGCCCAACAAGCGCAAATCGAAGCAAATCAAACAGTCATGCAAAACAGTCATATTGATGACCAAAAAGCAAGAATGGCATATATTGAAAGCCAAAAGAAGCAACGCAGGGACAGATATTTGAAGCAACAAGGAGCCCAAAAAGTTCTTGGTATTACTGGAAAAGTTGCCCCATCGGCGCTTGATAAAGCCCTTGCTGACAGGCCCCGATCAACTCGCACAATTGCCCCCGGCCAATAAATAGGAGAACACCATGGCAGATGCCGTTGTAACAAAATTAAGAGAAGTCAAAGCTGAACCAAAGCAGCCGACACGTAGGCCTTCACGTTCAGATCAGATTGTGTTTGATGGTGCCGGTGACACTTCTACAGTTATTGAAAAACAAAACTTTGGCCTTCTATGCTTGTCGGTTCCAACCGGAACGGCGGTTTACACATTGTTGGGCGCTCAAACTCCAGGCGGAACATTCAGATTGATACAAGGCGTTTCTCTTGATTCAGCAACAGATAATTCACTTGATATAACAGAGGCCGCAGCATGTCCTTTTATCAAGCTCAAGCAAAGTGTTGCAGAATCAAAAACTGCAGAATTAGGAATGATTTAATATGAAATATGTTCTTGTTAAAAACGTACCTTTAAAAGATTTGTTTCTTGAAAAACACAAAGGGGCCGTTTTATGGTCTGCCTATGGATTCAAAAAGAGTGACTTAGGCCGTTTGTCTTCACAGGGAAATGACAGCAATGGAGATTATGCCCAAGTACTACCCCTCGATAATGAGACAGTTTTGAACAATCGCATGGACAAACTTCAAGAACTTATCGACACAAACACATATGCCAATGATTCAATTGAAATTATTGAAGAAGCCGCTGCAGACATTATAAAGGCTGACATTATTGCAGTAAGAAATGCTTAAAAATGTCTGATAGACTTTTCACGACTGATGAAAGCAATGATAAAATCTATGAGCTTGATTTAGATACTCTTCTTGATTTGACAGGCGGCGGTGTTGTCGCCCCGTTTGAAGATCCACGTGGCATTGGCGGAGATGAAACACGTCTTTGGACAGCCACTTCATCTAACAATAAAATTCTTGAAATTGATCCTGACACGCTTCTTGATTTGTCTGGCGGTGGCGCAAGTCTTCCAAATAATGACGTTACTGGAGTTGGTGCCACTTATGACATGCTTGCCATATGTGAGAACACTGGTAATAAATTCTATGAGTTTGACAAAGACACTCTTTTAAACTTGTCGGGATCTGGTGTCACTTCTGTATCCACACAGCCACGTGGCGTTGGCTTTGTTGGAAATCAGATGTATCATGTAGATGCGGATAACTCAAGCAATCAAAAAATGTATAAAATGAGTAGGGCTTTTGTCAATCAATCAGGTGATGGTGTAACGACATCAACAAATAACCAACAGATTGTTGAAGATGTTGGTGGAACCTCGACAAGACTTTATTCAAGCTTGGGTGGTGGCATAAGCAAAACTCTTGAATACGATCCCGGTACAATGCTTGATATTTCTGGTGGTGGCGTAACTCATCCAGGCCCCGCAGCACGTGGCATGGGTGGCATGAAGGCCGCATTGGCTGATGGTAAAAAGGGCAACACTGTTCGAGCGTATTGGTTTTTACAATGACATTAATAGCTGAAGATGGCACAGGAAAAATTGATTCTGAAAGTTACTCAAGCGTAGCGGAGGCAGAAGCCTATTTGGCGTTACACGGCGGCATTCCATCAACATTTGTAGATGTGAAGGCATCCAACAAGCTCACCATTAATTCACAGCCAACACCACAAACACATGCCGAAGGAACGTTGACAGTTGTTGATCAGCCAGTGGGTAATGTGAAGGCAACAGGAGCCATACAATTTAGTGGTGAAACTTTTGATGGTGACACGGCTACAATTGACGGAGTGGTTTATACGTTTCGATCTTCAGTTTCAGTTGCATTTGATGTCGAACTTTCATCAGGCGCGGGCTTTTCAGCTCAAAACTTAGCTGATGCTGTTTTAGGACTTAATCTTTCAACTGTAGGCCCGGGCACAACACCTCATCCAAAAGTTTCTGGCGCACGTGCAGGCAATGACGCATCTCTCACAGCTTTAAACGGAGGTGTGGCCGCGAACTCTGTGACACTCGCATCGAGTGGGGCAAATATAGGCCAGTCAGGCGCGACTTTGACAGGCGGATCTGATGGCGACAAATTCACAATAAATGATATTCAATATGAGTTGGACACAAATGGAGAATTGTCTTCAAACCCTAATCATATTGAAATAGGCGCTGACGTAGCGACAACTCAAAGCAACATATTCAAGGCGCTTACTTTAACAGGAACCGAGGGTGTTGAGTATTCAGCGGGAACTGTTTCACCTTCTGATGTAGCTTTTGACAACCCATTCTCAGGAAACGATCTTGTCATTACCGCCTCTGTTCGTGGAGTATTAGGCAATGCCTTAGTGACAACTTCAGCATTTACAAGTGGAAACAATAAATTTGACGCGGGTACACTGGGAACAACAACACTTGGAGTGAATGGTGATGAAATCCAAATAGGATCAAAATTTTATTACTGGCACACAGCGCCTATTCATAACTTTGACGGCCTCATTCCTATTGGTGGTGACTTGGCTACATCAAGGCAAAATCTTTGTGATGCGATTGTTGGCGACACAATAAACAACCCAGGATTGCCAGCGGCAACAACTCCAGATCCTAATGTGACCTGCTTGAGTGTTGATCAAACATCAGGCGATTTAAATATTGAGGCCCTTGTAGGAGGCACAACGGCAAATAGTGTTGTGACAGTCGTCGCCGCCTCTGATGGTTTGACAACCTTCGCAACTGCCACTTTAGAAGGCGGTGAAGACAACAGGGAAACAGCTTTGAGAGAAGCCACACAATACATCGACACAACATTCTTTTCAAAATGGGTAGGCAGTCAAGGCACAAAAGAACAGGCACTTAATTGGCCCCGTGTTGGCGCCTTCAGTAAAAACGGATTTACAATTGACACTGATGAGATTCCCCAGGAATTGAAAACGGCAACAATTGAGATGTCTGTGAGAGCAATCACGACTGACATCTTTAATGTTGATTTAACTCAACAAGGCCTAGTTATTCAGGAGCGCAAGAAGGTTGCATCACTTGAAAAAGAGATTCATTATCAAAGCGGAGTTGTTCAGAAGAAATCTTTCCAAAAAGTGAATGAGATCTTAAAGCCAATTTTGAAATCAGGTGGTTTTAGAACGATAAGAGCATGAGCTTCACCGCCGAAGAATACGAGGAAATGGCCCTGTTTGCCAGGGAAGAGATTGATACGGGTGGGCGTACTGTAGACATTATTGAATTTGGCAAGACGCCAAAAACAGTTGGTAAAGAATGGGAGGGCCCACTGTCATCACGTGACAACCCTGATAAAAAGGTGACCACAAAGGCTATATTTGTGAACCCATCAAGCCTTGTTCAATTGGGCCTTATGACAATTAGTGATGATTTAGTTATCAAATCTCAACAAATTTTGCAGGTTGCCCCAGGCAACGATATTACTGATGACCTTGAAGATTTCAGCGAAGTGATTGATGGTGATACAGAATGGAAGATTGTTGGCGTTCAGAAATTGAGGCCAGCCGATAGAACGCTTTTATATTTCATAGGTGTCAAACGATGAGCGCGACATATAAGCAAGCGGTTGACGATATCTTAGCTGTGTTCAGAGTTGCATGGGCAACAACAGCGGGTAAAGATATCGACAGGGTTATCTTTCCGAACATACAGAAGAAGGTGCCCGCTGGAAGAGGTGACTGGGCCCGTGTAATTATTAAGCACTTAGATGGTGGGCAGGCTGCCATGGGTGATGATGTCAAATCATATGATAGATTTGGAATGTTAGTTGTTCAAATATTCATAAGTGTGGGCGATGGCTTGGATTCTGGATATGCACTTGGTAAGATAATGGACGATGCTTATGCAGGAATACGAACACCGTGTGATGTTTGGTTTCGCAACGGCACAATAAGAGAGATTGACCCAGTGGGGGAATTTTATCAGTTCAATTTCTCAGTTGAATTTGAGTATAACGAAGTAAAGTGAAGTAAATCCGATAGGAGAAAATCATGGTTGGTGTAGTAAACAAAATTGATAGTAATACAACAGGACTTCGTTATGCTGAAGAAGCCTGCATTGGACAGTTGAATGAAGAAACATCACCTCCAACAGCGGGTGCTTCTGTTTGGCGTCCTTTAGAGCCCAACAGTTATTCAGATTTTGGTGGCCAACGCAGCCTTGTTGCACGTGCCCCCATCAACCCTTCACGTCAAAGAAAAAAGGGTGTGGTTGTCGACTTGGATGCTTCAGGTGGATTCAACACCGACTTGACCCAAACAAATATTCAAGACCTTCTTCAAGGTTTCTTCTTCGCTGATTTCCGCCGTAAAGGTGAAGAATTGGTGACCGCTGTTGATATTGATGCGGGTAACCCCGATGAATACGAAGTGGCATCTACAACTGGCTTCTTTGTTGGTTCACTTATTCAAGGTCAAAACTTTGCTGATTCAGCAAATAATAGCGTTAATGTTGTGACGGCAATTGTCGCTGACACAAGCGTTGAAGTTGCGGATGGCGTTCTTGCTGCCGAGGCATCGCCCCCTTCTGATGCACAGATTGTTGTTGTGGGCCATGAAGGAGCTACAGCCGATATTGATGTTGATGTATCCGGAACTCTTCCCGCACTTTCATCAACAATTCTTGATTTCACAACTTTGGGATTGACCGAAGGTGAAACAATTTTTATTGGCGGAGATGCCGGTGTAAATCAATTTGTGAACGCTGAAAACAATGGTTTCAAGCGCATTCGTTCAATCGCTACAAACCTTTTGACTTTTGATAAGTCAGATAAAACAATGGTAGTTGAAACAGGAACGGCTTTAGACATTCGCTTGTTCCTTGGCCGTGTCCTCAAAAACGAAAGTGACCCAACATTAATCAAGCGCCGTTCTTACAACCTTGAAAGAACACTTGGCGTTCCCGATCAAGCATTGCCCTCAGAAATTCAATCTGAATATCTTGAAGGCGCCGTGGCCAATGAGCTCACTTTGAATTCACCAACCGCTGATAAGTTGACCGCTGATTTGTCATTTGTTGCAACGAACAGCACAACAAGAACCGGCGCCGTTGGCTTTAAGCCCGGTGACCGCCCCGCACTTGTTGAAGCAGATGCATTCAACACAACTTCAGATTATTCACGATTCAAGATGTCCATTGTGACACCTGGAGATGAAGCGCCAACACCTTTGTTTGCCTTCTTGACAGATTTCACTTTGACAATCAACAACGGAATCATTCCCAATAAGGCGCTTGCTGTTTTGGGTGCCTTCGATGTGAGTGCCGGTGACTTTGTTGTGAATGGAAACATCAGCGCTTATTTCGCCAGTGTGACAGCGGTTGACGCCGTCAACAACAACGATGACATCACACTTGATTATTCACTTGTGAAACAAAACAAAGGGATTAGTGTTGACCTTCCCTTGATTGCTCTTGGCGATGGACGGCCAACGGTTGAGAAAGATCAACCCGTGATCTTGCCCTTGGTGACAGAAGCCGCCAGTGGTGCCAAGATCGATGCAAACTTAGACCATACTTTAATGATGGTCTTCTATGACTTTTTACCAAACCTCGCCGCTTAATAATCGGCGAGTATTTTTAACACCATAAAAGGAGAACTATATAATGGGTTTATATTCCGCATTCAAAACAGATAAAGACGCTGAGAAAAAAGGCGTCATTTTAAACTACAGCGCCGACAATTTCCGTGTGACAGTTGCACGTGCAGGAGGCGCCAATAAGAGGTTTGAAAAAGCCCTTGACCGTATCAGAACACCACATAAGAGAGCGATTCAAACAGAGAAAATCGATCTCGAAACAGCCACAGCAATCTTGATGGAAGCATATGCTGAAGCAATCGTTGTGAACTGGGAAACATGCACAGACAAAGAAAAAGACACTTGGGTTTCTGGTATTGAGCAAGAAGGAACTGATGAATTGCTAACTGTCAACAAGGAAAATCTCTTGAAGACATTCAAGAATCTTCCTGATGTTTTTCAAGACATTAGAAGTCAGGCTGAAAAAGAAAACTTGTTTTTGGCATCAGTACGCGAGGCTAACGCAAAAAACTAACGGCGGTTCTTGCCTATGGATTAGAGCAAGGGCCCACCGAAGAATTCATTATCAATCAGTGTATAAGGCAGGGCATGCCATATCCTGAAGCAATTCAAAACGCCCCAGAGTTAGATTTTACTTTGGGGCTTTTTTATGATGCTTTTATGGAATTAAGCACTTGCCGACCAATTGGCATGGATCAAGGACAAATACCTTGGACAGCGATTAATGATTATTGCCGAATGGTTGATATTTCAGAAAATCAAGCCGACGACATGTACTATTATATTAGAATGATGGACGAGGTTTACTTAAAACATTATGGAGAGAAGAGTGGCTAATGGGCGATCTTTCCGACTTGGGAAGAGACTTATTCAAGACAGCGGATAACATACCTAAGAATGTAAATAAAATCATTCGATTGATTGCATTGGCGATTGATCAACAGTTGGTTATAAGCACGCCGGTTGACACAGGAAGGGCCCGTTCAAACTGGATTGTTTCAACGGTAGACTTCCCAAGACTTGTAAGGGCGCCATTTGCCCCTGGTTCAGGCCTTGGAAAAGGTGAAACGCAAAACGCAAAGGCCGCATTAGATCATGGGAAATCTGTGATTAGATCGAGCAAAGAAGGTGATGCCATTTATATTTCAAACAATGTTGATTACATCCTTGATTTGAATAACGGAACATCGGCGCAGGCGCCCAAGTTCTTTATTGAGGCAGCGATTTTAAATGGAATGAAAGCAGGCGACAGGATTAAACTTCTCTAATGGTTGAAAAACGTGCTGATATCATCATTAACGAACAAGGTGCAAGAGTTGTTGAGCGCAACATTCGTTCTATTGGTAAAGCTGCACTTCAGTCACAAAATGAAGTTGATCAATTAAATAAAACATTGAAATCTATTGGCGGCGGAACAGCTACGGCAATTGGGATGATTCAAAAAAACGTGAGGGGTATTGCTTCAAGCGCCGATCTTTCAACTAAGAAGATGGCTGGTTTGGGCCTTGCCACAAGGAAGGTTGCCACAACTGCAGGCGGTGTTGACAAAGTATCTGATTCCGTTGAGAGATTGGGTAAAAAAGCAAAAGAATCATCGGGGCTCACAAGATTTTTAAGGCGTGGGCTCATCGCTCTTGGTGGCGCTGCAATCATTCGCGGAACAATTCGCCTCGCTGACACATTCACAAACATTCAAAACAGATTAAAGCTTGTGACAACTGGAACAGCTGAACTTGCCGATGTCACGGATAGATTATTTCAGATATCGAATAAAACAAGAATCAGTTTTGCGGGTACAGCTGAAGTTTTTTCAAGAACTGCTTTGGCCGTGAAAGATTTGGGCATATCACAGAAACAAACTTTAGATTTCACTGAGAGTTTGAACCAAGCCGTTGTTTTGTCTGGTGCCAGTGCCCAAGAAGCAAACGCTGGATTGATCCAGTTATCACAGGGCCTTGCATCCGGCGCTTTACGTGGTGATGAATTGCGTTCAGTGTTGGAGCAATTGCCCGCGGTTGCTGATGTCATCTCTAAGAGTTTGGGCATCACAAGAGGCCAATTAAGAGAGATGGGCGCAGAAGGTAAGATCACTGCAGATGTCATTTTAAAAGCCTTTAAGGAAGCCCGTGTTGAGCTTCAGACAAAATTTAATAAAACAGTTTCAACAATTGGCCAAGCTTTCACGGTGTTAGGAAACAATGTAACAAAATTCATTGGTGAGTTTGATGAGTTAACAGGGGTTTCAAGAACTATTTCTAAAGCCATTATTTTTCTCGCTGAAAACTTTGCCAAACTTGCAAAAGTATTGATAGTTGTTGCAGTGGCAACAACTGCATATTTTGTAATAATATCTAACGTTCAAATATTCGTCGCACTTAGGTTGGCAATTATAACAGTTTCGGTTTCACTTGTCACGCAAGGGGGAATTCTTGCACTTCTTATTAAAGGATGGATAGCATTGAAAGCTGTTATTTTAGCTAATCCAATAGGGATTTTACTTGTTGTTTTGACGGCTGTTATCGCTGCATTGATTCTATTTCAAAAACAGATAAAGTTGAGTGGAGATGGCGTTGCCAATTTAGGCGATCTTTTCGGTGTCATAATTGATGATTTAAAAAAATCAATTGAATTATTTGGAAAACTCTTCATTGATATTTTTGGAAATCTAGGAAGGTCAATTGTAGATTTTTTCACAGATACTGAATTAAATTTCGGGAATTTCTTAAGATTCGTTGCTCGAACAATGGATAAATTCATCGGTCTTATTGTCTCACCTGTATTAATAATAATAGACAATTACAAATTGTTGATTCCTGCATTGCAAGATCTTTTCTTTCAAGCTTTCAATGGCGTTCTTAGAATTGTTACAGATACAGTCAATGGAGTGATCAAGCTTCTTAACAGATTACCAAAAGTAAGTATCGAACTTGTTGACCTCACCCAATTGGAAAACACTGCAAAAGGTAAGGCTTCAAAACTTGCTTCGGCTATAGTCGAGAGCTTTACAAATTCCCTTAAATTTAGTGATACATTTGAAAAAAGTATTGATTCGTTGTTAGAACGTGCAAAAAATGCTGCTAAATTAAGAACTGCAAAAGAAGCCAAGGAAGCAAGTGCTAAAAGAGCACTTGCTGAAGGCGCCGTTCTTGATAAAGAAATCGATTCTCTTTTGATTCGGGGTGATTTGTTAAGATTAACAAACAGTGAAAGACAAATTGAAAACGCATTGTTGAAAATATCAAAAGCTTTGAAGCGTGAATTAAATGACGTTGAAGAAGACGGATTCAGAAAGTTGCTGTTGACCAATCAAGGGATTGCAAGACAAACCGATATCATCAATGATCTACGCGGGCCAATGGAAACATACAAAGAAGACCTTGCAGCTATCAACACCTTATATCAACTGGGAGCGATAAGCGCTGAAGAATTTACCGAAGCTCAAAGAGATTTAAGAATTACACTCTTAGAAACTCAAACAGATTTTGGTGCCGGTATTGAAAGAAGCTTATTGAAACTTTCTAGATCGTATAGTGATTTCGCGGATCAAATTGAAAGTGTGATTACAAGAGCTTTTGGAAATGCTGAGAATGCCATTGTTGAATTCACTAAGACAGGTAAGTTTAATTTTTCACAGTTTGCGCAATCTCTTTCAGAAGATTTGACAAGGCTTGTTGTTAGAACTTTGATCTTCAAAAACCTTTTGACCGCTATTGGATTTGGTGGTGGGAAACCGGAAACATCTATACAAGCAGTTCCAGGAGGTGGGATTTCTGATCTCTTTGGCCCAGGCGGTGTATTTGGTTTTAGAGATGGTGGCGAAGTCATAGGGAAAGGATCGGGAACCTCTGACAGCATCCCCGCTTTCTTGAGCAATAAAGAATTTGTTATCAACGCTGAATCAGCCCAGAAATTCAAGCCTTTGTTGCAAGCTATTAATTCAGGCAAGGGCAGAAACTTCCCAACAAGCGCCCCCGCATTGACAGCGCCGGTCAGATCGAAACAAGGTGGTTCAAATATTGTATTTGCCCCCGTGATCAATGTAACGACTGAAGGCAGTAGTGGGTCAGCATCAGAAGACAGAGCTGCAAATGAACGGGTTGCAAAAGTTATCAAGGGAACAATCACAAAAGAATTCACACGATTGATGAGAGAGCAGATGCGACCCGGTGGCATGATGAATCAACAGGAGCAATTTTAAATGGCATCACCAACATTCTTAAACCCGCCGCCTCATCAAGCTTCACCAGGAAGAAGCGTGACATTCAAAGTTCTTGAATCAGAATTTGGTGATGGATATGAACAAGCTGCAGCCGATGGAATCAATAACATTAGGGAATCATGGGATTTGGTTTGGCAGAATGAAGACCAAGTTGACGTTGATTTTCTGACAACATTTTTTGATGACCTTGCCGGTCACAAAACATTCTTTTGGATTCCCCCCGGCGAAGTAACGCCAAAGCTTTGGCGCGTCAATGAAGGCTATGGCGTTGACCCTGATGCAGGATTTTCATCAACATTCTCAGCAACGTTTAAAAGGTGGTTCGGAGAGGATCAATTTTAAATGGCTATTGCAGCAGATAAGCAAAAACTCAATCCAGGAAGAAGGATTGAATTGTTCGACTTTGATGCCACTGCTTTGGGTGGGTCATTTTTTCGTTTCGTTTCAGGTTTTCAAGAACCACAGCCGCTAAATTGGAAGGGCAATGCTTACAGCCCAATTCCTATTGATGCCGAAGGGTTCGAGAGATCGGGGCGTGGGTCTTTGCCAACACCTGTTCTTAGAATATCTAATGTCTTATTGCTACCTAGCGCTGTGATTAACGCCATTGGTGACCCGTTGGGCGCTAAGGTGACCCGTTGGGTTACATTTGAAACATATCTTGATGACGGGGCCACACCGGACCCAGATGAACATTTTATTCCTGATGTTTTCGTGGTCGAAAGAAAGAAAAGTCAAAACAAGATATTTGTTGAGTTTGAATTATCGGCGGCCATGGACCAAGAAGGGCGGCTTCTTCCAGCTAGGCAAATCTTGCGGGATACATGCACCCATGAATATAGAAAGTTTGTGATATCACAAAACTCTTTTGATTATTCATGCGCTACATGCCCATATGTTGGAAGGGATGAGGTTCAAGGCGGTGCTGAAGACCCATTTTTTAGAGCCGATGGCTCATCAACAGCAGATCCTAATGAAGATGCTTGTGGCAAGAAATTGTCAGATTGCAAGCTTAGATTTGACGATATTGCTGATGGTAGAATTCCGGGTCGATTTTTCCCATCCGTTGCGAGAACAAGATAATGTTTACACAGGCAGTTGTGGACAATGCCCACAGACACGCATTAAAAAGATACCCTGAAGAGTGTTGTGGCGTTGTTGTTCAAGGGAATTACTTTGAACTTATCAATATGTCGGACGATCCAGAGAATACTTTTAAAATAGGCATGTCGCAGGCCGAGATCGAAGAGTTTGCCGGCGGGATTCTTGAAGCAGTTATTCACAGTCATCCAGATGGCACAGCATCACCTTCTTCGCATGATATGATTTCACAAATAGAAAGCGCTGTTCCTTGGGGAGTATTTTCAACAGATGGTAAAGAATGCACAGGAATTTCATGGTTTGGTGATGAGTGTCCCATTCAGCCATTGTTGGGAAGGCCATTTATCCATGGCGTTTATGATTGTTTTGGTCTTGTGCGTGATTATTATAGATTGAAAAAAAATATAACAATTCCTCAATTTCCCCGTGATGAGGAATGGTGGTACAATGGCGGAGATTTACTAAATGTAGAAAATTTCAAAGATGCCGGGTTTAGAGTTATTCCACAGAATGAATTGCAAATTGGCGATGTTGTAGCGGCAACAATTTTGTGCAACACAGTGAATCATGTTGGGATCTATGTTGGCAAAGGCCTTGTTTTGCATCATTTATATGACCGACTAAGCAAACGTGACCCCATTGGTCGCTGGCTAAAATATTGTAAATACTGCTTAAGGTATGAGGGATGAAAAAAATAGTTCTCTATGGAAGACTTGCTAAGGAGTTTGGCAAAGAATTCATGATTGATGTGAATTCTGTTGCCCAAGCCATTAGAGCGATGGAAGCTAATTTTTCAGGTAAATTTTATAAGGCTATTGAAGATGGTCTTTACAAGGTTGAAAAGAGATCTTCAAAGGGCAAGGGTCATTCCTATTCATCAGATTTTAAGCCTTCCCATGAAGATTTCCTTGCAATGAAATCAGGTTGTGATGAGATTCATATTGAACCCGTTTTGCAGGGTTCCGGTGGCGGTGGCGATGGTAAGAAAAAAGGTGCCATTCAATTGATTGTTGGTGTGGCTTTAATTGTAGCAGCAACCATTGTTTCAGGTGGTGCGGCTGCAGGTGTTACGGCAACGATTCTTGGCGTTGAAACTGGAACAGTTGCGGCCATTGGTGTTAGCCTTGCCTTATCAGGCGTGGCCACCATGTTGACAAAGGTGCCAAGCTTAAGGGCGCAATCAATAACGAATCGTGAGCGACCAGAAGAACGGGCAAGTTTTATTTTCAATGGAGCCGTCAACAACGTTGAGCAAGGGGGCCCCGTTCCACTTGTCTACGGTGAAATGTTGGTGGGCTCAGTGGTTATCAATGCAAGCCTCAATTCAGAGGATATAGCAACATGATAAAAGGATCTAAAGGAAGCAGTGGCCGGACACAAGCGCCATATGTCCCACAAGAAGCGCCCAACACGCTCAGATCAAAATCTGTTGCACGTATAATTGATTTGATTTCCGAAGGTGAAATTGATGGGCTCATTGATGGAGCTAAGGGAGTTTTTTTCGATGAAGTACCTCTACAAAATCCAGACAACTCATTTAATTTTGATGGCGTTGAACTCATCGAGCGTGTGGGCGCCTCTGACCAAGACCCTATTCCCGGATTCGCTGACAGTGAATCAGAAGTGGCCGTTGGCCAAGCTATCACGGATAGTTCACCCGCTGTTTTTACCGTTATTGATCAGGACATTGATGCCGTAAGGGTAAAGATTGCAACAAGTGGCTTGTTTTTACAAACAGAAAAAGGTGATATTGTTGGCACAAGTGTTCAATTTAAGATTGAGCTTCAGCCCTTTGGCGGATCATTTGCGGTTGTCAGTCAGCCAATTATTGATGGAAAAACTGTTGGCCCTTATGAACAACAACACAGAGTGCCATTGACTGGCACCGCGCCATGGACAGTAAGGGTATCAAGAATTACACCAGATTCCACAGATCCAAAATTGAAGAATGCGTTGAGCCTTCCAGGTTATACGGAAGTTATTGAAGCAAAACTTGTTTATCCAGATAGTGCCCTTGTGGCCTTGAAATTAGATAGCCAATTATTTGGGGGAAGACTTCCAAGGCGTTCGTATAAAATCAAAGGCGTCAAGATAAGGATTCCAACAAACTATGACCCACTAACGAGGGTTTACAGCCCAAGCTTTTGGGATGGAACTTTTAAAGTCGAATGGACCGACAACCCTGCATGGGTTTTTCATGATATCCTTGTTGAACGCCGTTATGGTTTGGGCGATTTTATTGATCTTGACCAAGTTGATAAATTTGCGTTGTTTGAAATTGCACAATATTGTGATGAACTTGTTCCCGATGGATTCGGTGGAACAGAACCAAGATTTGTTTTCAATGGAATGATCAACACAAGGCAAGAAGCTTACGCTCTTGTTAATGCGATTGCTTCAGTGTTTAGGGGAATGGCTTTTTGGTCAGCTGGTGCAGTGACAGCTTCCCAAGATGCACCCAAAGATGTTTCAAGGCTTGTTGCCCCCGCCGATGTTCTAAATGGTGACTTTGTTTATGAAGGATCATCACTAAGAGCGCAACACACAGCCGCCCTTGTGACATGGAATGATCCAGCCGACAACTACAGGCCAGCAATTGAAGTTGTTGAAGATCAAGTTTTGATTCAGGCCGGTAGAGGTTGGCGCCCGGTAGAAGTTGCGGCCTATGGAACAACTTCAAGAGGCCAAGCGGCTAGAATGGGCAAATGGATTCTTGACAGTGAGAAAAATGAAACTGAGACTGTTCGCTATGTCGCCGGTTTTGATCACGCTGACACTCAGCCAGGGGAAATAATTGCAATATCAGATCCGGTGAGAGCAGGGGCTCAACTTGGCGGGCGCATTGTTTCGATTTCTGGAACCGATGTGACACTTGATAGAAATTATGACGTTGACACAGGTGATGAAATATTGCTTCAGATGGATGATGACACCATTGAAACAATTACATTGTCTGGAAACTCAGCGCCAAACATTGTCACTCTTGCATCACCACCAACGGCAACAACTGTCATCAACTCAATGTTTTTGATCAAGAAAACAACAGCAGTTCCCGAAGAATGGAAAATAATTAGCAACCGTCAAATTGAGGATAATCAATATGAAATTGTCGCCTTAAGACATGATGAAACAAAATATGATCGCATTGAATTAGGAATTAATCTTGATCCAGCGCCAACAAGTTTATTTCCAAAAGGTGCATTGTTGCCGGTCACGAATTTAACTGTGACCGAAAGTTTGTATAAATCAAACAATGCAATTAAGACACGGTTGAGCATTTCATTCACACCAAGCATTGACCCACGGGCCACGATTTACCGTGTAGAGATTAAGAAGCCAGAAAATAATTTTCAGATACTTCAAATATCTCCAGCAAGTACGGCTGAGTTTCTTGATGCCGAGATTGGCCTTTGGGACATTGCGGTGACAGCGCTTGCAGATGGAAATGAATTTGGTTCTGATTCATCAAGGGTTGAGGTTTTAGATTTTGAAGTTTTTGGAAAGACAGCCCCGCCCCCAGATGTTCAGAACTTTGTGGGTGATCGTAGAGATAATGGAATCTTGCTGACATGGGACGCCGTCGACGATATTGACTTGGTGGGCTATGACATTCGACAAGGTGCTGATTGGGAGACGGCAAAGATAATTGTTGAAGGTCTTGTTGCAACAACTCTATTCGTTCCACTTGATTCAAATGCCCAAGAGATTTTTCTTATTCGTGCCAAAGACACATTAGGAATTCTTTCAATTAATGTGACATCGGTGAACACGACAGTTTCACCGCCTCCAGGTGTTCAAGATTTTTTCATGCTATCACAAGATTCAAATGTTTACGGTACGTGGTCAGCTGTTCCAGGATCTTTGATTGAATATGAAATAAGATTCGGTGAAACATGGGAATCTGGGCAATTTTTATTAAGAACAAATTCCACAGAGCTAACAACATTGTTTCCAATAAAAGATGTTGGTCAAGTCAGATTTCATATTAAATCAATTAGCACTGCAGGGTTGTTCAGTGATGATGCCGCTTTCTTTGTTTTAGGAGTGGCGCCAGTTGTCAATAGAAATGAAATTTTACAAAGAGATGAACAAGCCCTTGGATGGCCTGGAATCAAAAACAATGTTGAGGTTGTATCAACAAACCTTCTTCTTAAAGAAATTTCCCCAGGGGTATCTTCTGTTTATGGTGAATATTCAGTGTTGGTTGATTTGGGTCAAAATTGGAGGGCAAGAAACTGGATTGAAACACGTGCAATTCTTGTTGCAGCCGGTGCTCTTATTTGGGATGACGCCACATTTTCATGGGATTCACCACAGGCCAATGTTCCATGGTTGCCCACGGCTGACCTTGAGGCGGGAACATTGATTGCATCATTGGCGCCAGAAGGCCCTTTACCTGCAAGTCTTGCTGAAGGCTGGAAACTTGAAAGTGATTTAATTGGGGTGGTTTCAGCTACCGCGCCAATAGAAAGCCTTGGCGTTTCTCATGTGACCGCTAGATATCGAGATGGCCTTCAAATGACACCATTTACAAAGGTAGCTTGGACATTTGCTATTCCTACTGTTTTTAGCTTGGTTATGACGATAAAATATGATGAAATACCAATTAACGATGTTGTTTATTATTCGCTTAATAGCCCAACGGGTTGGATTGAGCTTGGTTTTGACGCTTCAACAAGTGAAATTTATCTTGAGGATGAATTAGGCAATAGATTGGCTGTCATTCCACAGATCACAGTTGACCAATTTGCAATCGTTGGAATGTCACAAGATGCGACAACAAGAAGATTGTTTGTTAGAGAAATAGAAACTGGAACAACATTAACTGATTCGGGTCTTATTGGGTCTATTGGATCAATTGACACCATAGCACTACACGCCGTATAGGAGAGAAAAAATGAAATACAAGGAATTTATCAAAAGATTATTGAATGCAATGAATGCTTTAAAAGGCAGGGATAGCTTCAAGATTCATGGCCGTATGGATTTTACAATGCGTCATAAAGATGGTTCTGTCAGCGTGTTTGCCAAAGACAACTTAATTGTTGATGTTGGCTTTGATTTCATCACTGATGTCATGGGAAATCCAACACAACCTTCTGAAATGTCACACATTGAAGTGGGAACGGGAACAACCGCCGCTGATGCCGCCGACACTGCTTTAGAAACTGCTTTATTAAGAAAAGCGGCTACATACTTCCACACTGCTTCAACAAAAGTTTTTACAATGACAGCGACATTTTTAGCCGGTGAAGCCACAGGTGCCTTGACAGAAGCCGGTGTTTTCAATAATGCCGTTGGTGGAATCATGCTTGATAGGGTTGTGTTCCCTGTGAAAAATAAAGCGGCGCCAGATGAGTTAACTGTGAAATTTACCTTTACGCTCTCATAATGGCTATACTGTCACCGCTGGAACTATCAGAAACATTAAATTTCGCTGAAGTTCTTAGTGGTGACATGGATACTTTTTATAGTGAATCAATTGGTATTGTTGAAGCAGCACAACAAAATCCACTCATAAATATTGCTGAAGTACTTAGTTTTGTGGAAGCGATGACAACCCAAGAGATTCAAGATATTTTGGAATCATTGAACATAAAAGAATCGTTGCCGTTTAATGCCGATGCTGTTTTTTCGGACCTTCAATTATTGAATGTTGCCCTTGATGAATTCTTATTTACTGAATTATCTTCAGCCGATCAACCAATAGGATTTGATAGATTTACACAATTAAAGCCAGGGGATAGAGAATATCAAAAGGCTTTGCTGAGAATTGCTTTAAGAGTGGTCGACCCTTTAAGTGGTGACCGTTTGGGAGCTGGTAAAACAGTTTTAAATGTTGATGTTCCAAATGTGAACGATTCCGCAATTGATCCGGTTCCCATTAGTGGGACAACAATAACTTTTGAAAAAACATTCAATGTTATTCCTAATATTACAGTTAGTGGACAATCAGCCACAGACGCAACTTCTGTTGAGGTTTCAAATTTATCAATAACAGGCTTTGATGTTCAATTATTCAAATCACAAAATGATCAACCAGTGGCCGGTGTAATTGGTTGGGCGGCGAAGGGATTTTAAGATGGCACAAAATTGGGATGACATATTAGCGACTGACACACTTAGAGATAGTCGCCAATTAATATTAAATCGTGATGAAACTTTAAAAAGTAGTTTCTCAGGTACAGTTTTTCCGACAACTGACCTTGTCATTGGTATGCCTTCATATCGAACAGATCAAACAAAACTGCATTTGTTGACTGAAATCGGCCCTGATGTTTGGAAGCAAATCCTATTGGGCGTCCCTGTTATCGTTGCTGAGGGTGGAACAGGTTCAACCACTGCAGCCGGTGCAAGAACGAATCTTGGTTTAGGTGCTTTAGCTATTTTATCCGCTGTTGACACAGCTGAAATCATTGACGATTCAATATCAACAAATAAATTGCAGGCGTTAGCAGTGACCGCCGCCAAGCTTGCAGTTGACGCGGTGGAAACGGCTAAAATTAAAAACTTAGCTGTGACAGGGGCAAAGATTGCATCCGCAACAATAACGGCTGATAAATTGGCCCCAGGCGTTGGCGAAGAATTTCCTTCTGGAACAAGAATGCTGTTCCAACAAACAGCGGCGCCTACTGGATGGACAAAAGAAGCCATTCATAATGACAAAGCATTAAGGCTTGTCACTGGAACGGTGGGAACAGGTGGAACGGTTCCCTTTTCAACAGTCTTTGTGACCAATAGGGCGGTAACGGGTACGATTGGCGGCACAATTGACGGTCACGCATTGACTGTTGCTGAATTACCATCACACAATCACACTATTGGGGGACGTACTGATTCCACAACAGGAGGCACGACACCGAAGCAAAACTCAGTGGGAACGGCAACGCAACAAGTAAACACAAGTTCAACAGGTAGCGGAAATAGTCACACACACACAACATCATTGACTTTGACAGGTGCCCAAGTCGATATCGATGTTGACCATGTTGATATAATAATCGCTGTTAAAAATTAAGAAAGAGAGAACTATATGAATAAAAAAGACATGAAGGGTTGCCCTTATATGAGAATGAAGCCATGTGTTGGTGATGAATGTTCGATGTATATGCATATGATGGGTTCAAACCCTCAAACAGGTCAACCCGTTGATCAATTTGGATGCGCGATTGCATTCACGCCTGTGTTAATCATTGAGAATTCAGGTCAACAACGTGGCGCTTGTGCTTCAATCGACAGCATGAGAAACGTTATTGATAAGGCAAATGGAATCAATGAAGCTGTGACAAAAGAAATGGTTAATGCGGTCAATAGCCTGACTGAATCACAGAACAAAACACGTGAAGTCATCGCCGCCGTTGGTCAACAGTTGGCAATGCCTCAGATCCCTGGTGATACTTAATGAATTTCTTTGGAATACGTGCCGATGGTTTTATTGCCAAGAATTCAATCCAATTTGTTGGTGTTAATATTGATGCCGTGCTTGATGCAGTTCAACCAAATATTGCTATTGTTAAATTTACAAACGGTGCTGAATATGGAACAGGCCTAATAACTTATCAAGATGGGTCAAAGCAAAAGTTTAATGATCCAAATCTATTTTCTGATTTGTTAGCGCTTCATGCTTCACTTGTTGCAGATCCACCGGATTATATTTTGGCAGCTTTAGCAAGGACTGACCGTGATAATTTATTGAATGTTAGCGATTGGACACAAATGAATGACACAGCCTTGATTGCTTCAAAAGTGACTGAATGGGCCACCTATAGACAGGCCTTGCGAGATGTTCCACAACAAGGATCTTTCCCCGGCACAATCAGTTGGCCCACGGAACCATCATGAAGCGTTGGGCCCTTGTTTCACTCTTTATGTTATCGGGCTGTTTCGGCTTTGATAACGTGGGCTTTGAGGGTGGGATTAAACTTGGCGGCCTGATTTCATGGGTTGCTGATATAGATATACATGTAAAAGTAGGGGCTTTTAAGTACCCAGAAGGAGGAACAGATGCGAAACGCACTGATGATAAAAATGATAATTCTGATAAGCCTTGGGGGTTTCTTTAGCTCTTGTAGCCAATTGGAAAAAGCCACAGCTCTATTGAATCAAGCTCAAGTGTTTGCCGCTGAAGGCAAGCAACATCATGCCAAAGCCACAAAGGTTTATGAAAAAGCTGATGAAGTATTTGCTGCAGCCGAGAAGAAAACGGCTGTTGTTGTCAAGATTTTTGACACAAACAAAGACGGCAAAGTGTCTGAAGAAGAGATGAAAAAAGGCGTGAGTAGTGGTGGATTCCTAGCGCTTGTCATGGAAACGTATCGAACGGAAGGCAAAATGGGCGTTCTCGTTTTACTGATAACATTATTCATAGTTTGGCAAGGAAACCATATATTTGAATTCAGAAAGAAATTCAAACAATATTTTGGCGGATTTCTAAAAAGAACAGGTTCTATTTTCAGCATATTATCCCCTGATGAAGAAAGACCGAAGACTTAAGACATAAGACAACCATTGACATGAGCAAGTGAATCGATTAATATTTTACTTGCTCATGAAAATGGCATAGAAAAGGAGAACTAGAGATTGACATTCAAATTCCACACAAAACCATTCCCATATCAAAAAGAAGAGTTTGACAATTCAAAAGACATTAAAGCATATGCCCATTTATGGGAACAAGGATGCGTTGATGCCGAAACTGAATATTTAAGCCCTTCTGGTTGGCGCCGTATAGATAGATATCGTGGTGAGCCGGTGGCTCAGTATGATAGTGGAACAGGAAAAATTAATTTTGTTGAGCCTGTTGAATACATTAAAGAGCCGTGTGAAAAGATGGTTCATTTCTATAATAAAGAAATTGATCAAATGTTGACACCGAATCATCGGGTGTTGTTTTCAGCGTCAAAATATCAAAATTATCCATTGATGTTTATAAAATCAGTTACAGATATTTGTGATGATGGCAAAGATGTTTATATGCCACGATTATTCAAATACGATATGACAGGCGAAGGCTTGGGCATGACCGAACCAGAGCTTAGATTGATGACTATTCTTATCATTCAAGGCCGTAGAACCTCTACAAATGGAACTGATGTGAGATTTAGGGCCTCATGGCCGGAAGATCGCCAAGACCGATTGATTCGATTTTTAAAGCTGACAGGAACAAAAAGCACCTACAGCACGACACGAACAGCGGGTAAAAGATATCAAGTGAAAAAGGCCTACGATGGCTTTGATCATACATGGTGGAATAAGATCACCAACAAAGAGCGCGATATAATTGTTGATGAGGCCTTTAGATGGACGCTCACACAAGATAATCAACTCTATACAGACACAGAAGAAAATGCTGACTTCATACAATTCATTGCTTGTTCCCAAGGTTTTTTTTCGTACTCCAAGAGGCGACAAGAAAAGGGTTGGGTTATCTCTAATAACGGCACAAAACTTCCCAAACTTAAGTGTATTGAAGATATTTATCCAGAATATTCTTCAGATGGTTTTAAATATTGTTTTAAAGTGCCAACAACATTTCTTGTTTTAAGAAGAAGTGGACGTGTTTTTATTACGGGGAACACCGGCAAATCAAAATTAAATATTGATGAGTTTCAATACCTATATGACAAAGGTGAAGTTGATTCTCTTTTTGTTGTGGCCCCTAATGGCGTCCATCGCAATTGGATCACTGATGAATTACCGGCACATTTGCCGCCTGAATTATTGGAAAAAGCGGAGGTTCATTTTTATGAATCGAAACGAGCCAAGACAAAGTGGCATAAACAAGCTTGCGCTGATGTGCTGAATTATAAAGGGCTATCTATTTTAGCCATGACTTATGAAGGCTTTATGACGAAGGCAGGCAAGAAGCTTGCATGGGACTTTTTGACAAAGCGTAAATGTTATTATGTTCTTGATGAAGCACAAAAAATTAAGAGCCCAGGCGCCAAGCGCACAAAATCAATTGTTGCTTCTGGGCGTTACGCAACTTATAAGCGTGTGTTATCTGGAACCTTGGGCGCTGAAGGTCCGTTTGATTTATACACGCCAATGAAGTTCCTTGATCCAGAGTTTTGGAAACGTCACCACTTGGGAAGTTTTGCGGCATATAAGTCGTTCTTTGGCGTTTGGCAGAAGAGGCAACAAGTCATTGATGAGTATGGCTATGATCCGGGCTATGATAAATTGTTGTCATATAAGAACCTCGATAAATTGCGCGACATTATTAAAACCATCTCATCACGTGTCACGAAAGACAGTGCGGGGTTGGGCATTCCTGATAAATTGTATTCAAAGATTTACTTTGATATGAACCCGGAGCAGTGGAGGGCCTACAATCAACTTAAAGAAGAATACATGACAATTATTGAAACGGGTGAGGAAGATGGTGAAGGCATGATGGTTGATGCAGCCTTGCCCATTGTCAGGATGATGAGGCTGCAACAAATCACTTGTGGGTATGCTTCCACAGGACCAGACGAACCTTTAGTCTTTATTGGCAAGAACAACCCACGGATTGATGCAACAATTGCCCACCTGGAAGATGCCACGCACCAAGCGATTATATGGGCACGATTCAGCCCCGAGATTGATGTGCTGATGGAGCGGTTGGGCGATAGGGGCGCACGATACGATGGGAAAATGACTAGTGAAGATGCAGCTATTTCATTAGAGGCGTTCAGGCGTGGTGATAAACAACACTTTGTGGCCAATCCTCAGAAGGGTGCCACGGGCATCACGGTTATCAATGCTACGGAATCAATCTATCACTCAAACTCATACAGTCTTGAGATGAGACTTCAAAGTGAAGACAGAAATCACCGCATAGGACAGCACAACGCCGTGACATATAATGACGTTGTTTGTCCTGGAACAGGTGACGAAAAGATTGCGGATGCATTAAGAAACAAGTATGATGTAGCCGCACAGATAAGAGGCGATGAGCTTAAAGAATGGATATAAAATGACGGTTTATGTGGTACAAGAGCAAACAAAATACGACAAAGAACAGGGAAAATTTGTTCCTCGTTTCGATTTGTCATCAGCTAAAGAATACGGCGAAATCGTTTTCTTGTTGAGCCCAACAGCAAAGCCCTTTGACAGCAAGCCAATTAAGCGGGAGTTACATGAGAAGCTCAAATACTTTTCGGCAAATGACTACATTTTATTTATCGGAAATCCTCTTTTTATTGTAATGGCCGGTGCAATCGCTGCAGAATACAATGAAGGCAATCTAAAATCCCTACAATGGCATGGAAAAGATCAAAAATATATTCCTCTTGAAGTGAATGATCTTTTTAATGAAATCAATAGGATGGCTTGACATAAGACAACACTTGAAGATAATTAAAGTAGAAAAGGAGAACTAAATGTCGGAACCCGACTATTCAGCGTATAAAGAAAAACCAACGGATGACCTAGTAAGTCGTATCATCAAAACAGCAGAAGAACAAGTTGACCTAAAGGCCGAAGTGGCCATGTTGACACTTAGGCTTGACCAAGCCAAATCATCTTTGAAATTCAATATTGAGGAAGAGCTTCCCGGATTGATGGATGAAGCAGGCCAAGATGTGTTTTCATCTCAAGATGGAAAAATTCGATTCAATCTTAACGAAAGAATTTTTGCCAGTGTTCCAAAAGATAATCCTTATCCCGCTTTCAAATGGCTTGAAATGAATGGTGAGGGTAGGTTAATTAAGAATAAATTCACTGTTGAAGTTGATAACCTTGATAAACAAGGCAGTATCGACCTAACAAAGCATCTTGAAGAATGTGGCCATGAATTCAAGCATGATAGAAGCGTCCACCATTCATCATTGTCATCATGTATTTCAAACATGATGAAAGATGGTGTTGATGTTCCTCAAGACAAGTTCAACGTTGCTAAAAAGAGAACTTGTAAGCTAAAATAGAAAAGATTTGTGATCACCGGCAAACGTGGTGAACCATGCCCTTGGTTATAGGGATGTCAGAAGCGCATGATGACATAAACTTTCAGCGCCTATTGTTTAAAAAGGAGCCTATCGTGGCTAAAGACAAAACTGGCACAAGTGTTGCCAAACCCTCAGACAACGGCGAAGCAGTTGCCAATTATGATTATGGCAATTACGGCGCGGCCTCAGAAAGTGCCAATCTTGAAGAGCTTTCTATGCCCTATCTCAATGTTCTCGACACAGCGAGCAAAAAAGTTGAGGAAGGAATGCCAAAAGGTGGAATTTATAATTCCGTAACTGGAATTGCTATCCCCGCATGTGGTGAAGATGCCCCTGGTTTGAACCTTGTTGTTTGTAAGCGCGAACAATATTTTGTTGAGCGTGTGCCTTATGAAGATTGTAAGGGCGTGAATAGTTTTGTGGCTCTTCACAAAGCTGAAAGTGATTTCGTGAAGGCTGCAATCAAAGCTAACGGTGGAAAGCATTATGGAAAAATGTCAGTGGCCGGTGGGAAGCATGAATTGAGTGAATCAATGTATTTGTATTGCTTGATTCTTGATGAAGAATGTAAGGCTGTTGATGGCTATGCTGTTTTTGAACTCAGTTCAAAGAATTTGCGACCATGGAAAAATTGGTACACATCCATGATGACCGCAACAAGAAATCCAGCATTGTTTATCTACAAAGCAAATGTGAAAACATTGCTTACAGCCAACAAAAAGGGTAAAGATTCCTATGAAATCAAGGTGACACCCCTTGGTAAAGATTGGAAAGATTGCCGTTTTGATTTGAATAATCCAGAAGAAAAGGCAATTGCCGATGCTGGATTTCAGCTTTTCAACCTTGTTAAAGAAGGCAAAATTACAGTCAACTATTCAGCCATGAGCGATTCAGAAGCTCAAGAAGATAGTGAAGCGGCCAGGAAAGCCGCTGAAACCATGAATGGTGAAGTGGTTGGCGAAAAGCCTGCATTCTAAAAAGATCCCCTCTCAGGGATGTTTCAGCACCACAGAGGGGGACGGTTGCCCGACTGTCTCCCTCATTTTCAAGAAAGTAATTATGAAATATAGAAAAAAACCAGTTGTTATTAATGCCACGCAATGGCATCAAAACGGGGACCATCCAAAAGATGATTGTGAAATGATCGAAGGTGTTGCTGATGATTTTTTGAGTGAAGGGAAAATTGTTCGACGATTCAATCATCCAGACGTTCCGTCAAATGCTCCATGTCCAATCTGCAGGGGTTTAATGCGATTACATGGTTGGATCGATACATTAGAAGGTGGTCATATTGTTTGTGCGGGTGATTGGATTATTACAGGCGTAAAGGGTGAGTATTATCCTTGCAAACCTGACATATTTGATATGACATATGAAAAGGTCTAGAAAAGGAAAATGTAATGGAAACAAAAGTTGAAATATTAAAACAATTAACAGAAATTCAATGTTCAAAAGGCAATTATGATTATGACGAATACATGCGTGGTATGGCTAATGGAATGATTTTGGCCGTGGCAACAATGGAAGGCGTTGACCCTGAATATATCAAAGCGCCTGAATAATGAAATTAGACATGCTAAAAGGCCATGCTATAAAAGAAATAAATGGCGAATGGTTTTATTATGACAACAATGAAAAAGTTTCTGAAACTTGGAAAACAAGAGTTTGCGGAAAGTGTGACAAGGCAAACACGCCCGAGGGTCATGATGCTTGTTTAGGCGAACTTATCGGAGTGATGAACGCTTGTTGTGGTCACGGTAATGATTCAGAAGCATACGCGCAATATGAAAATTGTGAAATCGTTCAAGGAAAATTGGCAATTGCTGTTTTTAATGAACTGAAAGAAAAGGCTTAGAATTTGAGAGCTAAGCCATTAAAAGAGAAAGAGAGAACTATTAAAGATGGATTTTCCACCGGAGCAAGAGAGAGCGTTAAAACGTGTTAATGATTGGATCACAAGAAGTGATCAGCAAGTATTCAAATTATTTGGTTATGCTGGAACAGGTAAAACCACACTAGCAAAGCATTTTGCCGAAGGTGTTAATGGAACCGTATTATTCGGGGCCTTCACTGGTAAAGCCGCATATGTTTTGCAATCAAAGGGTTGCAACAATGCAACCACGATTCATTCAATGATTTATTTGCCTAAAGGTAAAAGTCAGCGCAAGCTTAACAAAGCGCAAGAAGAATTGACAAATCGTAAAGCAGAATTGTCTTTGCAAGGCTGTGACGATGATGCATTGGCAAACGACATGGAGGTTCAACAATTAACCCTCACAGTCGAAGATGAACAAGCCAACATGAAAAGGCCAATATTTGAATTGAATCCAGACAGTGAAGTCAAACATGCAGCGTTGATAATTATTGATGAATGTTCAATGGTTGGTGAGAAAATGGGTGAAGACCTTCTTTCATTCGGCACAAAGGTTCTTGTCTTGGGCGACCCTGCACAGTTGCCACCGGTGGGTGGTGCCGGTTTCTTTACAGCCGCCAAAAATGGGCCCCCCGATGTTATGTTGACCCAGATTCACAGACAGGCTAAAGATAGCCCAATCATTGCCCTTGCAACGAAGGTGCGCAACCAGGAAGCGCTTTCTTTGGGCAATTATGGTGAATGCCTCGTTGTCAATAAGATTGAGCCTGAAGAAGCCTTGGCCGCTGACCAGATCCTTGTGGGCAAGAATACCACTAGATCAGCCACCAATAAAAGGATACGAGCTTTAAAAGGCTTTGAGGGCCTAATGCCGATTAGAAACGACAAGTTGGTGTGTTTACGCAACAATCATGAGCTTGGGCTCTTAAATGGCGGCCTATGGACTGTCAAAGACATTCTAAGTGATGGGCAGATAGCCCAACTCAACAATCCGGAAGGTGAAGATTTTGATCCGTTTGATGAAGCACGTGTAAATCTTGAAGATAAGATTGGAATCACGGTAAAATCTGAATCTGGCACTGATATTCAACACTTGATCACTCACACGCATTATTTTGAAGGAAAGGAAAAAAACCTTCAATGGTGGGAGAAAAAAGAAGCTGAAGAGTTTGATTATGGATATGCCTTGACTGTTCATAAGTCTCAGGGTTCTCAATGGGATCATGTAGCCCTTTTTGATCAAAGCGCGGTCTTTAAAAAAGACAGGTGGAAATGGCTATATACTGGGATTACCAGAGCCGCCAAGAATGTTAGAATTATTTTGATGTAATTGAAGTTTGTTGTTGTCTTTTGTTAAGTGGTGTTGCATAATACTTAACAGAAAAGGAGAACTATATGAGTGAGAGTAACAGACCAAAGAAATTCGTTGGATTCTTTTATGAGATAACAACACATAATCTTGGCATGGTTTGCGATGTTGATTTTTCATCAGATCATGATGAAGCCATTGAGATTTCTAGCGCAATGCAAAGGCAATTTCCAGGTGAAAGTTTCGCGTTTGAAATTAAGACCTTGAAAAGCACAGAAAAGCAGAGGTCGCATGCTCCGACTTTCTAAAAAGAAGATTCTTAAGAACGTCTTCAAGCTGCAGAAAGCCCACGGTGGGGCAAGGGTTCAATGGGAACCATTCTTTGGCGGTCATGCATTGGGCATTGAATTATCGAAGCTGACAAGTGATCAGTTTCAAAGGTTGTTGAATTGAGTTATGATTCAACCGATCCAGAGAAGAGGCGAAAAAACCTTGAAAGTCATTGGAAGAAGCATATGCAGAGCTTAAAATTAAGAGATTGCCCTCATTGTGGCACAACTCATTCAAAGTATCATATTTGTAAATGTAAAGATAAGAAAAGGAGAACTAAGTGAGCGAGACAAAGCAGGCAGAACAAGCAGGTTTGCCCGAAGTAATTGACCCAAACGAGATAATCATCAACAATGTGACCGATAAATTCATGGTTGAACTTGCAGAAGAATTCAAAAATCCTGAAGCATTGGATTTGTCAAATAAAGAAGAATATGAGTTTGCCCGTTTAGGCATTCGCAAATTAGTCGGATTAAGAACGGGTCTTGAAAATCACAAAAAAGAAAAGACAAAACTACACCGTGATTATATTGATGCGGTAAACAATGAAGCCAATAAAAGAACGGGCCAGATTCGCAGCCTTGAAGATCCCTTGAAAGAAGTCAAGAAGACCTTTGACAATGTCAAAGAAGAAGAAAAGCTGAAGAAGAAACTTGCTGAAGCAACCCGCGTCAAAAAGATCACTGATGAAATTGAAGATATCGGCCAATTCTTTATTGAGGCTCAAGGAAAATCAGCAGTTCAAATAAAATCTATAATTGTAACGCTTGAAGAAATCGTTATTGATGAAGAGTTTTTTCAAGAATTCAAAAATCAAGCAGTGATCAAGCGTCAAGGAACCATTGAAAATATGGAAAACCTTTATAAGCAGACACTTGCCAATGAAGAAGAAACAAAGCGCCTTGAAGAAGACCGAAAAAAGTTCGAGGCTGAGAAAGCCAAACAGGCTGAAGAAGATGCCAAGAAGGAAAAAGAGGCAAACAGATTTGATATGCATAAAAGAAATATTGATAGAGTTAAAGAGTTTTTGAACAAGGGCAAGATTGCAATCAATGAAGTTGCTGTTGGTGTTTGCTTAGACAGTGCAAAGAAAATATATAATGATCTTGACTTTCAAGAATTTGAGCAAGAAGTCTTTGACATGATTGCCGCCGCTGAAATCGTCTTAAATCAGCGTATTGATGATATCAAAGAAGATCAAAACCGAAGACAACGTGTTGAAGAGCAACAGGCTGAACAAGAGGAAACACGAAAAAAACAAGCAGCCGAAGCAAAACGCCTGAAAGAAGAAAGCGAAGAAATCGAACGCAAAAAGAACCAAGCCAAAGAGCGTGAAGAATATCGTCGCAAAGAAAAGAATGAAGCTGCCATTCTTGAGATGAGACAATCATTGTCAACCGTTGACAATCTTGATTCTGAAGCTCTTAAAAAAGCAAAGATTATTTTTGAGGGTTGTTCAGCAAGTGTTGATGAAGACTTTCAAGACAGGGCCGACAATGAAAAGAAAAAGCTCATTGCCCTTCTCGACGCCAAAATCAAAGGCGCAATTGAAAAAGAAGCCGCCGCCAAACAAAAAGAAGAAGATGAAACAGCCAAGGCTAACGAGTTGTCATTGAAGATTTCAGACATGCGCAAGGCGGCGATTGCTGGAATGAATGATATTCTTGGGATTACTGAAGACGCGGCCGCAACAGTTATTGATGCAATTGAAAATGGTGACGTTCCTCATATCTGGGCCTATTGGAAAACCAATGAGTTCAACGGTGTTGATGATGAGTGAGGGAAAGTCATTAACCGTGAAAAACATTCTCAAGATGTGCGAAGGCAAGCATGATGATGATGAAATAATTCTACATCGTGAAGGTGAAGGATCGGATAATTTTGGTGATATGTTCTCATCAATTTTTTCTTATGGAAAACCATATAATTTGAAGGTCAAACCAATTCATGAAATGAATAATCTTTGCAAGGATTCGTTGAATGTGATTGAAGATTTGCGCGTTCACTCTGCAAAGATTCTTGTTGAAATTGGGAATCTTCAAAAACTATTTGGTGAATTTGATTTTACTCCAAATGATATTCTAAATATATTAAATCTTTCATATGACAATTTGGACAGTGTTCACAATGGCCTACAACGTTCAAGGGAAATGTGTCAAGAATTCCTTAACCGGGGAAAAGAAGAAACTGTACAGAAAGATGAACAGAAAAAAGACACAGGCTAGGGTGCCCAACTGCCTCAATTGATCAAATCTAAGAGCCCGACTTATAAAGTTGGGCTTTTTTTATAACTGCATTCATTTTTGGGGTAGGCTATCATGGTTTATAGTGTCATCTTTTATTACAATAAGTCATCTTAATGGAAGGCTTAAAATTGGGTGAGGTGACAGATGCCGTCAACGAGTTGTTGACTAAAATTAATGACAGATTGTCAAAACTATTCACTGAAATTGCGGTGAGTGAAGAAAAGCTTTCAAATAAAGTGACAGAAACAGACCTTGAAAAGGCCTTTAGAGCCTTTGAAAAGGAGGTTGGGAAAGACCTTGATGACTTGAAAGAAACACTTGAATCAAAGAGGGTAAAGGGAGATAGCGACTTATACAGTCATATTGACGACAAGATGACAAAAGTTGATGACAAAATGATGAAAATTGATGACAAAGTTAATGCCATTCATTTGAAGGTTGCAAAAAATGCTGTAATCGTTTCCCTTGTTGTTTCCATAATCACCGCTATAGTGGTAACCTATATAAAAGGTGGAGGTTGATTAAGCAAATGAGGCAAGAAGTTCGTGATCTAATGAATGATATCCAAACCGACATGGAGAGTTTGGGTTGTAAGCCGGCAGAATTATATTTGTTTATTGACGATGACAAGGATTGGCTCAAAATTCTAGAACGATCAGCGGGCCCCGATGTCAACATTAAAACATTAACCGATACAAAATATTTAAATGTCATCTTGCGTGAAAACGGAAAGTCAAGATTGATCATTGATGTCCGTATGCCTGATATCACGGGTATTTCTCTTGCTGAAAAAATGAATTTGAAAGATCGTGCGGATAAATTAATATTTGTATCAGCCGCAAAAATTAGTGAACATGAAATGCAACGTGTTGAATCTATGGGCGCACAGTTTATTCTTAAGAGCCCGACACTTTGGCAAGATGTCAAACAGGCATGTACAACCGCAACTTAAAAATCTAATTTAACAAAGTTAAAGCTTGTCTTTTGTATGACAGTTTTGCATAATGGTTTTCAGAAAGAGAGAACTATTATGTCACAACCTGAAAATGATTCGTGCCCTAATTGCGGCCTAGATAATGGAAGCGGCCTTGCCTGTTCTCCATGTCCACAAAAATGTGATGATCATGATCAATTTTATGATGAAAACGATGGCTGTCAATCTTGTTCAATTGATTTGTTTATTGACAATTTGACAGGTGATCAAAAAGAGTATCTAAGCGAACAAATAAAAATTAGATGGGATAATGTATGAAAACAATAGCCCACAATGTATCACACGCGCTCAGCTTAAAATACAACAAACTTAAAAGTCAAAATATCTGCCTTGAGCATTGTTATGTTTATGACACATTCAAAGAATGTGATTTTGCCAGAATAACACCAGTAAGGCACGTCCACGAATATGAAATAAAATGCACTCGAAAAGATTATCTTGCAGATTTCCATAAGAACCATGGGATGAAGCATAAGAAGATCGAAAACGGGCGTTCAGGCCTTGCAACATTCACATTCGTTCTTATAAAGGGAATTGTCAAACGTGAAGAAGTTCCTCTTTATTGTGGGCTTATTGAGTATGAGATTGACCTATCGGGCAGGGTTGTTTTTGAAGAGATTAGGAAAGCGCCAAGGCTCTTATCACCAAGAAGGCTTGATGACAAAGAGTTTTTTAGAGTGTTCAAGAACTTGGCATACAGACATCACTTAAGAAATATAAAGGAATTATAGTGAACGACGACACGGGGGCTTTTCAGTGCGACACCCACCCACATATCACAATAGATTACAGTGATTCTTATTGCTGCCTTTGTGCTGTTGACGATGTCATTGCAGAAGTGTTTGAGCATACGGGTTGGGATGATGGTCAGATTGATTATGCTATTAAAAAATTAAACGAGATAAGAAAAGGTAGGGAATCGCAATGAACAACGATCAACCAGTGACAAATGAACAGCATGAAGCAATGATTGGAAATCTAATGGATGAAAAGCCAAGTGGTATAGAAACAAAAGATGAGCCTGGAATGAAAGAAGCTGTTGAAGCTTGTTGCGTTGTGATGTGTCATGAACCACGCTTTGAGCAGGCCCAAGCTTGTGAGCGCCATTGGAAGGAATACAGCCAGATTTCAAAGTCAGTGATGGCGAATGTGAACAACGGCAAAAGTCTTGAAGGATTCGCTGAAAACGTTGATTGGGATGTTGTACGCGCTCAATACGTGATCCCCTTGGGCATTGAATTCCCTATTGGGAAAGTCACAATGAAGCTTGTGGGCATTAAAAACAAGCATCTAACATTGATGCCGGTAAATCACAACATGACATTTAAAAAAGCTCAAGCTGGTGAACGCTTTGCCCGACTGGTTCAACTTGAGGAAGATAACAGATTGGCAAATAAAATTGGCACCCCAATCGGTCCTATAAAATAAATAGTGGAAGATGGAACACCCCTTGGCCTTAGTGGTTATACAAATGAAGAACTTGAATTAGAGCTTCTTAAGAGGTCAATTCGTGGCGTGATTATATTGACGTTTTCAAATGAAAAAGGACAAAGAAAGTCTGTTATTTTCAAGGGCACGAATGATGAAGTTGTGGGCATCATGGAAAATGAATTAATGCTTCAAAAATATATAAACATGAGAGAGAGAATGAATGATAAATCATGAACATTGATAAAATAAAATATTACCGTGAATACGGTGAAGAGCGTATGTTTTATAAATTGCCACAAATAAAAGAATATACTAAGGCCAAACACGGTTATTCAATGGTTACTTTGTTAATGATTCTCCATCCAGATCCACCAAAAGAGATGATCGAGTGGTGCCTTTGGGCTCATTCAGATGACTATGCTATCTTAGATGATTTTAGCGCAACTCCATGGTTGACATCTATTTATTATATCTGTGTTCACATTGCACATTATGATGAATTGCAAGTTGGAAACACGCTTGTCAAGGAAGAAATTGAAAGCATTGAAAACATTCTAAAAACAAACTGGGATAAAATGCCCACGCCTTGCCAAGATTTTGTGAGGCGATATCAACAAGGACGTTTGAAAACATGATGATTAGAATCGAAAGCAACGGCCATGTCATGGGCACAAAAATAACTGATGCTCAAACAGGTGATATTATTCCAAGTATAAGAAAAATAAGCTATGAAGTATGTGCCAATGGTGACGGTGTTGCGAATGTTGAAATGTACCCAAATGAAGTTGACATCATTTGTGAATCAAATGTTTGTAAAACAACTGAATATTTCAGAAAAACATACATTAAATTAAGATCTTCAGGACATAGATGTAGACAAAAGACAACACGCAGAATATAATATTAAGCAGAAAAGAGAGAATAATGAAAGACCCGCAATCACTCAAAGAAATTTGGACAGGCCCACGGGTTTCAATTAAATGCGTTCCGAATGGTAAAAAGTATAAATTAATCAGTATTGTATTTGATAAAGCTTATTTGATTGATAAAGTCGGAACAAAACACACAGTGAACGCATTGAATCCTATTTGGTCAGAGTGTGGATTTTTTAAATCTTTATTTAACTTATTGAAAAATGTAAAGGTATTTTGTGGAAAAAAATAAAACAACGCCAGCCAGCGGTGGATGTTGGTTCTGTCAGGTGCAAGATGATAACCTTGTGTTTGATTCAGAGTTTGACACCTTTGTTCATGTTGATTGCATCATGGATAATTATGAAGTGCGCTATGAAGCTGAAATCATGGCCTACTTATTAAACGATCAGCAAAAATTAGCTGTTAAAAACAAACCCTGTTCCCATCCTTATGAAAGATTGACAATGGGTGTTGATCCTACCAAAGAGACTGATAATGAAGTCACTATATTTTGTGGAAAATGTGAATCATTCATAACGATTGACGATAAAAAACAATCGGAAAAAGTGATTGAAAAATTAACCGGAAAAGCATTGTCACACGGTGGCACGATTGATCAACAGCCACAAACAGAAGAATATATGGTTGCTAAAAAAAGAGAAACTTCAAATCTAGCCCACAATCTAAGGGGGATTGGCGACAGGATGAATTCAAAAGTTGAAGCTATTTGCTATGAATCAGCAAGAAGATTGATGATTTTTGAAGAGAATAGAAACGTGTCAGATGCCACTATAATTAGATTAAATGAAATGCTTTCACTTCTTGAATCAAAACTAAAACAGAAAGAACAAACATCATGACAATAATTACCGCTGTTAAATTTGATGATCATTTTGCAATTGCCACTGATAGCCAAACTACTTTTGGCCCAACAAGACTTGGTGATTCTCATAATAGATATGCATCTAAGATTATTGAGGCCGATGGCAATTATTTTGCTTGTGGCAGTTGGGCGGCCTCTTGTGATGCTTTCAGACATCTTATGGAAAATAGAAAAACAATTCAAGGATTGCCGGATTTAATAAAAAATCTATGTCTTAAATCGTGGTCTGATGTCATGGAATTTTCTAACACTGTCCATGTCGTTTTAAAAGCAAACTATCACTTAACAACTCAATCGCAGAACACGGATCAACCAACTGAGTGTGGGCAATTCACTTACATGATAGCGAATAAATACGGAATCTGGAGTGTGGGGGAACATCGTGACGTGTACGAACATGAAAAGTTCTGGGCCATTGGTAGCGGTGATGAATACGCTCTTGGTGCAATGGAGGTTGCAATGGATGACAGTTTTGAGAATGGTAGAAACGCAAAAGAGATTGCTCAGATGGGCGCTGAAGCCTCTTGCAAGTTTGATACTAATTGCGGCTCACCTGTTTATGTTCATGGTGGTGAGTTGGAATTGATTAAAGTTGAACACGGGTGATTTGCACTTATTGCCGTGAGCCCATGAAGGATGCCACAACAGATCACTTTATCGCCATATCAAAAGGTGGCTGTAACCATCCGCATAATAAGGTTAAGTGTTGCCGTGATTGTAATAATAAAAAAAGTAACATGAGGGCGATTGATTGGCTTGATCAGATGAAGATGTCAGATGATATTATTTGGATGAGGCGAATAATTACAGTGCAACAATGCATATTCTTTGATGGGTGTGATTATTCAAAATTGAAAAGGAAAATCAAGATTCATAAAGATACGATTAAACAGCTTAAAAAAAACTATAAAGATCTTAAGAATTCAATAAAAGTTTCTGACGCTGTGTTTAGGATGTATCATGAGTAATAACGACATGATAAGCGCTGAAAAATTTATTAAAGCAATGGAGACTATGGCAAATAGTCCAATTCCTAAAAGAATACACCCTAATGTAGGAATTATTAAATGTCGTGATTGTCGTCAATACCATGTTATGAAATCATATGTTGAAATTCTTCCAGTGAATAAAGAATGCGCTGTTGACAAGGATTCTAAAATTGAGTGTTTAAATAACATTGTTGATCCATATGCGAAGATAAATGAAGTTGACAAATTGTTTGCCCCTTATAGTGCCCTATTCCTCATAGAAGGCATTCCAGATAAAACAATGGCTGATTGGGCTAATGATGAGTGAATCAGATTTAAGAGGAAAACTAACATCTAAGCTTAAGAAATTGGATGCCGTGTCTGTTGAAAATCCTGCATGCCCAGGAACACCGGATGTTAATTACATTGAAGGTTGGATTGAACTTAAATGGTTAAGGTCTTGGCCTGTAAGATCTAATACAAATATTACCATTGAACACTATTCAAAAGAGCAAAGATTATGGCACAGAAAAAGAGGATTTCGCAAAGGTAATTGTTGGCTTTTGTTGCAATGTCGTTTAGAATACCTTCTATTCTATGCAGATGTCGCCGCTCAAAACATTGGAAAGTGTACAAGGGAACAACTCATTGATTTGACCGTTAAATATTGGTCAAAGGGTATGAAGTGGGATGAATTAATTCGCTTCTTAGAAAACGAGAACTATGAGACTAGAGGATCTAAGAATGACAGTAACAATTGACGGAATGACCCACTTGCAAAAGAAGTCTTCAAAGACAACTCTTTGTGGTCATACGTCCATGAGAGAATCATATTTCATTGTCAGATTGTTCCTAAAGCTGTTGGGCTTTTCATCCTTTAATGGATGTTTAACATGTAGAGATATTTTTAACAAGGAAAGCAAATGAAGAAATTATTATTGGCAGGCTTTGACGATTCACCATGGCGGGAAAAACTCGCAAGAGAGTTGAACATCTTGGACATTAAATGCTATGACCCATCAAGGGAAATGAAGAACCTTTGGCACAAATACCCAAGGGGGGCAATGGGGGCAAAAAGTGAAGTCTTGCTTATTGAATCCGCTTTATTAACTCACCCTGATACGGTTGTTCTCTATGTGAATTCAAAGTATCACACAGATAGATATGATTTTGATGATATTATTGAACATCACCATCGTTGCATTGAACACTTCAAGGAAGAAGATGAAAATGGTGAACTTGTTGATAAAGGCAGGGGTAACCGTGTGATTTTCTGGTTTCCGTATCTTGATTTTAATTCTGATGATAGGGATCGGTTGATGAGAATGGGTGCCATGCTTAACGGTGCCGGTGCTTTTTGGTCAAGGGCCCACACAATGCAAACTCTTGCTGAAGAGTTACAGGAATACGTGACAACATGGGAAGATGTTGAGAAAGCGAATAAAGATGGCGAATGATGAAATGGTGTTTTGCGTGTTGGAAGCAAAACTAAAAAACAAAGGTCCTAAATCATTCATCTTTCAAGATGCTGATGGCAAAGATGTTGTTATCCCATTCTCACAGGTTGGAACGGTGTGTTGCTCTAAGAGAGGCGACATGATTCTTGAAGAAGCAAAGAATTTGCCAACGCTTCATGATTTGCGTGATAATCCAGATCCAGATATTTCAGCAAGTTTTGTTGATTATATTGAGATACCGAAATGGCTTGCTGACAAGCTTGAATTGGCGGTGGCTTAATGAGAGTAAAATTAAAACTTGGCCGACTGTCTGCAGCCGAACAGCTTTTTATCTATAGAAGGCGTAAAGGATTAACGCAAGCAAAGATGTCTAGAAAGTGTCATGTATCAAGAGTCACTTATTCATCTTGGGAACTTGGCACAAAAGAGATTGTTTCACTCCCCGTTTGGATGCCAAAAGTTTATTCTGACAAATTAGAAGATTTTGAAAAATGCGCAATTTTGAGAAGAAGGGCATGTTTAGAGCAAGAGGAAATCGCCAACGAATTAGGTGTTTGCCGCTATTGGGTCAATAAGATGGAACTTGCAAAAGAACCATGTGAAATCTTGACTGAATATTGGGCAAGTCGTGAATGATGTCGACAATGACACAATAGATCAATCACTTTCATTCCTCGAAGCAATTTATGCAGAGGGCCCATGGTGTTTGACGTGTATTCAGCCTGATAAAAAGGCAATCGAAACTAGAACTTTTTACCAGTCAACAATTGGGGAGATGCGAAAATGGCTTGAGCTTTATAATGGCCAAAGGAACCTCTATTTTCAAATAAATCCAGTCAAGCACAAGGTCACCAAGAAGGCGGCCAGGACCGATATTAAGAGTGTTAATTATTTTCACATTGATATTGATCCAGAATCACCGCCTGAAGACAGCACGACAGAATTCAAAGAATCGTTTTTAGAATCTGAGAAGCAGCGTTGTCTTGGGCTTTTGACTGACAAACTGCCTGAAGGAATTCCAGAGCCCACCATCATCATTTATTCAGGTGGTGGTTATCAAGGCTTTTGGGAGCTCAATAATCCAATTCCAATTGATGGCAAGCTTGAACTAGCTGAAGATGCCAAACGCTACAACCAACAGCTTGAAACAGTGTTTCAGGCTGACCACTGCCACAATATTGATAGGTTGTGCCGTCTTCCTGGAACATTGAATGTTCCCGATGCAAAAAAGCGGAAAAAAGGCCGCAAGATTGTATTAGCCGAAGTTCACAAGATGAATATGGGTATGACTTATGATGAAGACGCTTTTCAAAAAGCGCCTGAAGTACAGGTTGGCAAAACAAGCATCTCAACCCCTTCATCAGTAAGTGTCGAGATATCAGGAAACATTGAGCGTGTTGATGATGTCAATGACCTTGACTTGCGTGACCGAACGAAGATTATTATTGTTCAAGGCCGTCTTCCTGATGAAAGAAAAGAAGATGATGATTCAAGAAGTGCGTGGCTTTTTGATGCCTTATGTGGAATGGCAAGGGCTGGATTCACTGATGATAAAATGTATTCAATTATCACTGACCCAGAGTTTGGAATTTCTGAAAGCGTTATTGATAAGGGTGCCAATGCCCACAAGTACGCCACAAGGCAGATTGCCAGGGCGAAGGAACACGTCATTGACCCGTGGCTTGAGAAACTCAACAAACAATTTGCAGTGATCAGGAACATGGGCGGAAAATGCCGTGTAATTGAAGAAGTTTATGACCAAGCGATGAAACGGACACGGTTCACCAAAATGAGCTTTCAAGATTTTGCGCAAGGTTATTGCAATAAGAAGATTCAAGTTGGTGTGGATGCAAAGATGATGCCGATCATGATGCCCGTGGGCAAATGGTGGATTAATCACGAATTACGCCGCCAATACAATTCATTGGTGTTTTCACCGGGTGCTGATACCCCCGGCCATTACAATCTTTGGAAGGGTTTTGGCTGTCAGGCAATTGCGGGTGATTGCTCTTTGTATCTTGATCACATTAAGAAAAATATTTGTGGTGGGGATGAAGAGATCTATATTTATGTGATTTCATGGCTTGCCCGTGGCATTCAGTTCCCAGATAGGCCCGGTGAAGTGGCCCTTGTTTTAAAAGGCAAGCGAGGCGTTGGAAAAGGCGTGTTCGCTAACGAGTATTTGAAGCTGTTTGGGCGTCACGGAATGCAAATTGTGAACAGTTCACACCTTGTTGGCAACTTTAACAGTCATTTAAGGGATGTTGTGTGTGTTTTTGCTGATGAAGCTTTCTATGCCAACGATAAAAAGAATGCTTCTGTGCTGAAAGCGTTGATTACAGAGCCCACGCTCACCATTGAGGCCAAGGGTATTGATGCTGAAGCTTGCCCGAACTATATAAGCTTGATCATGGCCAGCAACGAGGATCACGTGGTGCCTGCAGGGGGCGATGAGCGTCGTTACTGTGTGATTGATGTCAAAGACACTCAACAGCAAAACTCTTCATATTTCGCCGCTATAAGGAAGCAGATGGACAGTGGCGGCCAAGAGGCATTGCTTCACTATTTGTTAAATTATGACATCTCAGAATTTCAGGTTCGCAAGGTTCCACAAACAAAGGCATTGATGGAGCAAAAGATGCTATCAATGACGGTTGAGCAAGAGTGGTGGTTTAATAAGCTTCAAAAGGGTCAAATCTTTGAAAAAGACAAGAGTAGCGACCAATGGCTTGAACGATGCGAATCAAACATGATTCTTGATGATTACATAAATCACACTAAGCGCCTCAACGTGGCCAGGAGAGCATGCGAAACTTCTTTGGGCTTGTTTCTTAGAAAGATATGCCCAGGCATTCAAACACGGCGTGTTCAAGAAAACTTCACAAGAACAAGGTTCCATTATTTCCCAGATCTTAAAATGTCTCGCGCCTTCTTTGCTGAAGCATTTGGGCCAATTGAATGGGAAACGATTGATGCTGATTTTGATGAAAGTGTTGAGCAAGAATTGTAATGAAAGAAATATTAAAAAATATCAATTTTGTTGTTGTCTTTTGTAAACCAGTTGGTTATTATGGTTTTTAGAAAAGGAGGACTAAATTGAATCAAGACGAACAAAGAAATCATTGTTTAGACCAAATGTCACTTATCATGGCTGCAGAGAGGCAAAAAGATTATGCCCTAGTATGCGTTCATCAAAATGAAATATTTAGATTTTGTCGCGCGCATAATATCAACTACGAAAATGCGCTAATCGGAACAAGGTTAGAGGTGGAAGTTTTAAAAGGCCGAACAGTTGCAGAAGCTTTAGCCGATGTCTCTAAACTGATAGCAATGAGGGGGAATAAATGAGTGATAAGAAATATATTGTTGGCGAATCAGTCATTAATGACATAAGATATTTGGCATCTATTAGCAGCGCTGTTGCCGTTGGTGATACGGAATTTGATGAAGATGATTTTGATCGGGTAAAAAAACTTTATCGGGATGTGAAGAATTGTGAAGTGGTCGAAGATGACGAAACAACGCTTTTCAACGACATGATTTATGTGATTAGGGTTCTTGCGCCATTGGTTGAAAAAAGCCATTTTAGTCATCATGATCAAAATCCTAAAGGCATTCGTGATCTTCTAGGGCACTTGGCAAATCGAATTGCTAACAGAGATGAGGAATTGTCTTGAAACACAAAGAATTCATGAAAATAGGCGCCGTCAAACTAATCATTGATCCTGAAGGGCTTGATGACCAATTTATTAACGTGGCAGATCCATCAGTAGAAATTCATTGCACAGAATGGTCAATCACACGTGAATCAGGATGTCTCGCAAATCTTCACATGGTGGTCTTTGTTGATGATGGGCCTATTGTTCCAGGCGATGATGAAACACGTTTTGAAGACATCGTTGTTGAATTGGCCAGTGTTGAAATGAAGAAGGAAGAAAGTGAAACTCATGAACTTGACGCCGCCAATTATCATCTTGCTAATGCAGTAAAAAAGATTACTGGCGACATTAACAAAAAAACCCCACACACACCAAACCTTAAAAAGAAAATTATGGATCAATTTAATGACGCCGCTGAACGTGACAAACGTGGAATGTTCGCGGCCTTCGATCCTAAGAAACATGTTTATGAAGAAAAGCCAGCCGGTACACCGTGGATTAAAGATAAAACTCACAGAGTTATGAAGGCGGGTGACAAGCCCAATGGTGGTTCATTCCCACTTGACGTTGTGCCAATGGCCATTGTTGATTATGAATTGGCGGCAAAGTGTGTGAACCTTGTTGGTGGAGTTGTTGAAAAACATGTTATTCCAGCATTCAATGATATTGCACAAGCTTTCAAGAAAGAGGTTGACCATGTTAATGAAAAGAAGACCACCTTTGGTGAATTGCCGGTTGGTCATGAGTTTACATTGGAAGAAGGTGGATTGTTTATGAAAGTTAAACTATCATCATTAAATAGAAATGCCGTTGTTTTAAAACCACTTGTTAACCAGCATCCAATACCGGCATATCAGGACACTTTCTTTAATGAAATTTCTGAAATCATCGACTTAGGCCCCATCCATGAATAAAAGAAACTTAGCCGCGTGGACATTCAACGGGCGCTGTAATAGTTGCGGTGACAAAAAGGACAAGAACGAGATTGTCAGTGGTGAGTGTATTGAATGTATCGAACTATTTGATGACAATACGAACTTCTTTGAAGATGGGATGTTGATTTGATGAAGCCTAACGAACAATTAGCCCTATGGCTTGAGGGCGAAAGCATGCATGATCATGACTTTGACGGTGTTGAGGGTGGGCAATGCTGCCCTGATTTCTCTTGCTGCCACCCTAGAATGAAATGGCCAAAAGAAACACGTGAATTGTTTGTAGATGCATTCTTTAAAGGTGATGACATCACCACAATGAACATGATTGACGGAGCGTCAAAGAATTTGACGGATAAAGATGTGAAGGTGATTGATGATGAATAATGACTACCCCATCAATAAATTCTATAATGCTTGGGTGCGTAAAGATAAAATTAATAGCTTGGCATACGCTATAAGCAGTTTGGTCATCCTGCAAATGGCCTCTGACAGTCTCATGACAGAAGAAGACGCTTTAAAATGTTTGAAAAAAGCCACTGATAGAGTTGTGTCCATCATTGCCGATGTTGACAGAAAAGATAAATCTTAAAACAGGAGAGAAGAATGCTTGTATACGACTTAGAAATTGAAAAGGCCATACTTGCCAAAGGTGAAAAGAAGATTGAAGGCATTGAATATTGCAAAGGGTGGGGTGATCACAAAGGTATGGGCATGAGTGTCTTGGTTGTCTATGACTATGTAGAGCGCCAATACCGCATTTTCATGCGTGACAATATTGAAGAATTTGCAAGACTTGTTGCAAGCCGTGAATATATTATTGGATTCAATCATGAACGCTTTGATAACAAAGTTATTGAAGCTGTTTTTGGTATCACAATTCCCAAAGAAAAGAACTTTGACATCATGAGAGCTGTTTGGGCTGCAGTGTCAGATGCAAAGGGAGTGAGTGAGCATAAGATGCATAAAGGATATGGATTAGACCCATTATCTATTGCCAATCTCGGCCTGAAAAAGAACGGTAACGGAGCCCATGCCCCTATCTGGTGGCAGCGTGGGAAGATTGGGCTCACCACTGATTATTGTTTGCAAGACGTTAACTTGACAAGGAGATTGCTTGATTTGATCATGAATGCACCAAGCATCATTGACCCGGTAAATAAAGAACAACGCTTGAGGGTTAAGGTTCCGATTCGACTTAAGCAAACGTGGGCGCTTCTTAATAACCCCAATCATGAAGACGCAATTGAAACTTATAAAAAGTTTCTTAAAGATAAGAATGCGGCTTGACAAAAGACAACAGCTTATTTAAGATGCTTAATAGAAAAGGAGAACTATAAAATGGGAAACAGAGCTAGTAGTAATTTGTGTTACGGAATGATTTTTGAAGAGGGGTTTGAATTTCCTTGGACAGATGAAGATGGGAATAGTGACCTGGATAAATGGTGGCTTAAGGTCAACGGTTATAAGGAAATTAATAAATTGTTTGGCGATGACGGCGAATGGTTGCCTGAATACGACAATGGATTAAAACATTGGGAAAATCCGACAACTACCGAACAGATTAAGATAACTGAATTGCGCAATAGGTTGAGTGATGAAAATTATGCGGCTGAAAGAGATTTTAAAGAAAAGTTAAGTCTTTGTCCAGTTGTCGAGATTTGGAGTGGCAGCGGTGACGCCTATGAGGTTGTCTTGTCGTTTAATGGTTGGGGCGTTCACGGAGATTGGGATGAACCTCAATCAGTTGACGATTTCATTTTGAGATCGTATGAATCGGGTGAGATGACAAGCGTTATTTGTCAGTTCTTGGAAAAATATGATATTGAACATGGTGACAAGCTTTGTGGTGTTTATCTCTGTTCTTTGTGGTTCTAATGAAATACACAGACACAGAAAAATTAAAAGCCGTTCTTGATGCCATGATTGCAGGGTGTGTTGTTGATTTGCCAATCTATAGGAAAAGTGGAAAAACTGCAATGGTGACAAGTACGCCAGGGCTAGACATGTTCTTCTGTAATCGTGATGGTTCAATCAATAAAGATTTGAATTTTAACACTCCAATGACGGCCAAAGGTCTTCTATACACTTGCTCAAAGCTTAGTGATGAATACATTGACAAATTGATTGGATGGGTGAAGTGAGTAATTTTAGCGAATTGCACGAAAGAGTTAATCATAAGGATGTTAGTCTTGATCTTCTTAGCGATAAAGACGTTGAAAAGATATGGTCTTCTGTCAGACTCAAGGGTGGTCACACGGATATGATTAAGATTTTGAGAGCTGAAATGAATAATGTTATCGAACAAAGGCTAACAAGAAAAACTTGTTCCGTGATGTCGGAGCATAAAATTGATGGCCTAAAACATATCGAAACAACTTTTAAAGTTCACACTGAATTTAATGATGAAGATGACCATGTATTGTTTTATGCTTCCAAAGTCATCCCGTTTAGGGTTCAAGGTTGCGCAAGAAGTCATCCTTCAATGCATAGTAACTTTTGTAGGGATTGCGGAAAAAGATTGAGGGGCGGTTGATGGATAAGAGCCAGAAAACATTATTGTTTTGTGTGTTTTTAGGCATGGGGCTTCTTTTTATCGTGATGTTCCGCGAATTGATTTATAAAGCTTCATCAGGTCAACCGCTGCCAAAATCAAAGGTTGTCGAAATGAAAACCGGATCTTCTGGTAGTTTTTATGTCAGGTTAAAAAATGGCACAATGTGGCGCCGAATCGGTGATAATAAATGGGTGGAGATGAAGTGATGGACGAAGAAAGAAAAGAAGCAAAGCCACTTGAATATAAAAATTATAACAAATTGGCAGTTATGGCAGCTCTTGCAATGGGTCACAAACGGGGCCCAAGTATTGTCGATATGCCCACCAAGCGGCTCAAGAACGAACTTGAGGAACGCCGCATTAGTAATAAAATCTATTATAAAGATCTAAAATATATTCGTGATGATTTGATAATCTCAGAACTTGTTAAGCGTGGGGAATATGATGACTAAAAAAGAAAAAACTATTGTTGAGGCTGTGTTATCGTTCATCGTTTCATATTTCCTCTTGGGAATGGCTATTGAATCTCATCATTGGCTGATATCAATAACCCTTGTTGAACCGTGGGATTATTGCAATCAATTCTTCATGCGTATTGGATGGCTTTGGTTGTGCATTTGTTTTCTTTGGATGTTTGTATTTCCATTGCTTACTGCAGGGATGATTTTTAAGGCTTGGTGTGATGATGAGTAAAAAGAAACCAATATTTGCCGAAATAAAAACAATGCTTTCTGATAGGTTCGATATTAGAGCGTCGCCGCTTGGTGAAGTTGGGCCAATGCAAACGCATATGTCTGACCATAGATTGCTTAAAATAATTTACGAATACCTCAATGATGAACAGGGTGATGAAAACCTTCTTGATGTGACAGGTAAGAAAGAGCAAGGCGTCGAACTTGTTAATCTTGTAGGAAATATTTTAATGCGAGATAAAAAAGGGTCAATTAAATACGTTGCCATTACCCACGATCAACGCCATGCAATTATACACTCCGTTCATTATGGGCAGATATACGATTGTCACAAAGAAACTTTACTCGGTCTTAAGGTTTTATTTAGGGATGTGAGATGAGTAGCCCAAAGCGATTCTATGAACTGCATGAAAAGATCAAAAATGCTTTTCAAGGTGATGAAGCAAAGGCTCATCTTTGGATGACAACACCGAATCCATTATTGGGAAATGTCAGGCCGGATGATTTGGCTCTTTATAACTTTGAAAAGATTGATAAGTTTGTTGATGATTTATTGGAGGATAACTAGTGCCAAACAGTAAAACGCACAGTCATGAAGAATGTTATTATTGCTTTTTATGTGACGAGGAAAAGCTCATGAAAAATTTTGTTGGCATCTCTTTTGATGAAAACAACAAGGCAAAACTTGACCGTTTGCAATTTGCAGACAAAACAGTTTGTAAGAAATGCATCATTGTTTTATCAAAGGGAGCGATTGGGCGATGAGTTATTTATCAATGTACGCCGCCTATGTAATCGGGTTGCTTGTTGGCATGTCCATATGCACCTCATCCGATTGGTGGGATAAAATACCAGATAGAACGCCCATAAAACGAGCTGTGAGAGACATTGGCGGGTGGATATTCACAATCGCATTAATTGGCGGGGTTTCTTATGGGCTTCTTGAATTGTTTAGATGGATATGGAGATCATGATGAGCAACATCGAAGCATTCACATTGTTGGTTGTCGTTGTTTCTTTTATCGTCTTCTGTGCCGTGAAGATGGGGTTGGGGTCGAGGTGATATCTTATACAAAGGATCAAATGTTTGAATTGATGGATGAGCCAGATTTTCAAAGAATGCTGATAAAATCATTTATTGAATCAGGTTCAGATGGTCCATGGAAATCATTGAAGATCAATTTATGTCAAGAGATAGCTGATGCCTTGGGTGTTAAGCCTGGAAATGTCACAATTGGGTGGGAGGAATAAATGATTGCACTGTATTTATTTTTAGGATTTGTTTCTGGTGGTTTATTTGCTCAATATATGAACTATAAAAGTTTGGATAACGAAAAAGATATTGATATAAGGAGATGGGAATATATCAAAAACGGAGTTGGTGAATTTTCATTAGTGATTCTTTTGGTGTTTATGGCTTGTATGATGATTTGGGCTATTAGTAAGGCGGCTTCATAATGAACGAAAAATACAAATGCCTGGATTGTAAGTTTTGCGTCTTTGATAGTGGTTGTCCAGCTTATAGTGAATACACCCCCGGAGAGAGCGCCGAGTTTAAATGTGAAATGGGTCATTGGGATGTCAGCGATAAAATGAATGTTGGAAAAGACAAAATTGTTGGATTCCTAAATAAGGGCTCAACATGCAAGGATTTTGAAGGTGAAGAATGATGGGTTTAAAAAGTAAAAAATGGGGATGGGGCACAGATAACATGAGCCCAGAGCTTGAACTTAGTATCACAAATTCAAGGATTAAAAGTCTTGAAGAAGAGATGAAAGAATTGAGGCTTGAATTGATTGAGAAGAAGGCCTTGAAAAAGACTTTGGAAGGCTTGTCATAATGGAACAAGCAATAATAACAAATGTTGTTGATGATAAATTAACCATTATGGACGTCATGAGTATCAGCAGCGTAGATAGTCGGGTGAGCGTTTCAATGGCCCCTATAAAAGGCCAAGACAAACACAAGAGAATTATTGTCAGTGTTTGCGGTTTCATGAAAAACAAGCATTCAACCCTCCTAGATGAAACAATTGATTTCAATATGGATAAAAAATCTGTTTTAAGTGTGATCGAATATCTCCAAGAAGTTGTTAAAACTCTGTGATATGGACCCCCGCCAAAGTTAGATGTGATAACTGCAAGGGTTCAGGCGGTGATGATAGAGTGACAGGTGGGCGCTGTGGGTCATGTGGTGGCAGTGGTAAGGTTGACTATATTGATACTACAACGGCACAATTAAGGGCGTTCGCGGATGCAGTGCATGAAATAGCAAAAGAGTACTTTATTGAAGAAGATTTTTGTAGGAAATGTGGTCAGAATCATAGGTCAAGTTTTTGTGGGAGAGGAAAATGAATTTTATCAATATTAACTGTTGTCTTTTGTAAGTCAGTGTCATATGATGCTTAATAGAAAAGGAGAACTAAATTGAGCAAGAAGAATTCAAAATATGCGGCAGGTATTGTTGATTTTCTGGGAACAATGTTTGGCTTCTGTGTAGTCGTTTCTCTTTGTTATTGGTATAGCGGCAGATGGCCAACGATTTATCAGCTCTTGATTCTTGCTTATTTAGTTCAAAACACACACACATTATGTTGAAGCTTCAAAGAAAAATGAACATTCTTGAATTGCTGCTTCAAGCTTTTGTGAGAATATATGACAAACTAGATGTGAAGGATGATAAAGATGGCAATTCAAGATAGAAATCATTGTGGAACTTGCTTGTTCAATCAGCTCAATAAGGAGTGTAGAAGGTTTCCGCCTCAAGTAGTTTATGATTCAGATTCAGATACATTTGAATCAATGTTTCCAGAAGTTAATGATGATTGGTGCGGTGAGTGGAGGTCTAGGAGTGAGTAGAAGATATTTCTATTCTGAATCAGGGCGTGCCAGGGTGACGATGAACCGTCTTGACGCCGTGTTTGTCTTTAAAAGAAAACGATATTATCTTGACCATCATCCTTACTTAGGCCCAAGCTTCTATCACGACAAGTGGATGTGCAGCCCAAACAATCACGTTCCTAATGTTATTTGGCGGCGTTGGGCTAAGTGGCATAGGAAACATGGTGATTACCCTCATCATCATGGGAAGAAGTTTTTTATTCGTGATGGTGCAACCCTTCTAGCAATAACAGGAGGTTATGATGAATAAATGCAAGTATTGCAATGATGGTTGGGTTGTGGACAGCGCTTATTGCTCTGATGAATGCGCCAAAAAAGACTTAGCTTATTTGAATGGGGAAGCAGATATTTATGAAGATTGAAAAACAAGAAATTGATTATTATATTTGTGTAAATTGTGGAAACTCCTTAGAAGTTGAACAAATTGATTCGGAAACATGTTTTCATTGTGGTGAGATTCATGAGAGGTTGACCGTTGTTTTGAAACAAAAAGACACGCAATCATTCATCGACTTGGCAAATCAAAAGAATAAAACAATTGCAGAGTTGGCCATTGATTATATTGAGGGTGTTGAAGAAACTCTTGAAGCAGCAGATGAAAATCACGATGTTGTCGAGGCCCTTAAACAGCTGAACTTTGCAAAGATTTCTCTTGGTGGGCTTAATAACGCGGAGAAGGAACAAAAGAAAGATGTTGGCAAGTCTATTGTTGAAGCACTTCGCAACATAGATGAAAACTGTGTCCATGAGATTTATAAAAGCGGTTCTTATTTCAAATGCCCTCACTGTTCATCTTCTAACTTCAGTACTTGCCGATCAGATAGCACTATTCAATGCGGGAGTTGTCATAAGGAGATGAAGCGAGAAGATTATGAACGTGATCACTTGCCTGATAATATGGCTAATTATTGTCGTGATTGCGGGAAAGATTTGAGAGATGAGTGACGGAAACAAAAAAACTAAAACAATAGGTGAATTAGACATTAACGAATCTAAAGCGCGATTGCTTAAAGTTATGAATGATTACGCTCATTTGAAACAAGAGTTTGACTTTCAAATACAGTCAAAGATTGAACTAAGGGCTGAATTAACATCATCTAAAAATGAGGCCGCTGCACTCCTTAATCATATAAAAACACCAGGAGATCCGCAGAATTGCCCTAGACATGTGATTTATAAAAATGGCGGTTATTTTAACTGTCCTAAGTGTGGATGTGCTGCATGTAAATCATTCCCAGTTCTTGGAAAATGTCCTGAGATTCATTGTCATGATTGCGACTTTAAAATAAGCGAGGATGATTACGAACGCGACCACCTACCCGATAATATGAATAATTTTTGTAGGGATTGTGGTGAGGATTTGAGATAGGTGATGGGATTTTTTAAGTGCAAGCACCCATTCAATAAATTAGGTGTATATGGACCGGAGAAAAAGGAAAACATTGACCAAGACTTTGATAAGATTACCTATCGTTTCGTTTGCTATAAATGTCATGAAAAAATTTCAATAAGCTATGCAAAGATGATAGATGGCGTCAAAGGATTTTTAGAAAGACCAATCAAAGATGAGTGACGATCACACCAACTGGCCAAACTTTGAAAAGCATCAGCTTGAAAAGTTAAGGAAATATAAGAAGTGCGAGTGGGACATGTTCGCTCATAGATTTGAATGGTATAGACGAGAAACTAAGACGAAAGAAGATCTAATAAAGATTGTGAAATCTTTTTGTGAGTGCCCACCCATGAATCTTAGGAGTGGCGGTGAAGTTTGCAGAGCTTGTAATTCTTTATATGAAATTGAAAAAAACAATCTTTAAGTGTTGTCTTTTGTAAACTAATTGTTTATGATGCTTAAAGAAAGAAAAGATATATGAAGCATAGGGGCATTCAAGAAGATGAGGCAATAAAAGCCCAAAACATCGCAGCGGGCAATGAGATTTGTGAAGAGTGTGATGGCACTGGTAATATGTTTTATTCCATGTTTAAAGAATGCACGTTTTGCCTTGGTGATGGCATCGCTATTTTACCGAAAGAATCGAAGAAGTGATTATTCAGCCAATTCACAGAATTATGGATAAAGCACAAGAGAAGCGTCCGAGTAAGAAGAGAAAAACAGGGGCCAAGCCTGAGAAACTTGGCCAAGTTTTTAAGAAGGTGTTTGATTTGGAATTGGGGAAGTTGAAAAAGTGAGAGATAATGCGAAAGAAATAATGGCTCAGCTATTTCGCTTTAGAGAACAGGGAATGTCTGAAGAGGTCTTTCAATTAAAGGTAGAAATATTAAGGCTTGAAGAAACTGTGTATGCCATGCATAAGGAGCGATACGAGAACCCAAACCCACCTAGTATCGTGCTTAAAATGTGCCCGAAATGCCAAGGGGATAACCAATGAAAGAGATATTCATCACAGCCCGTGAAGTCAATGACTTGTTCTTACAATCGAGAGGGCACATAGATCATGAACAAGCTGTTTTGTTTTATGCAGAACAACATGGCGCCCCTATTGTTGGGCTTGTTCGGTTTTCATGGAAAGAAGGCTATTGGTGGGAGATGGAACCTTGTGTTTTTGAACATGAAGAAAAATATCGTATAAGATGGAGGGTCAAAGATGCCAACTGATAATGAATTGCCCACCGATAAAGTAATCGTGACCCGCCTCAGAGAGCTTGCAAAAGCCGTGACATTGGGTAAAGATGGTTTGAGTGAGTTCTACATGCATATCCCCGCAAGGCCGAATAAAGACGCTGATTTGGTGTTGGGTCGTGCTGCCAAGAGGATTGAATCTTTGATAGATGAAAACAGCCAATTAAAATTAACAATAGCATTGTGCCAGCCAACAGAAGATACCATTAATCATTATAGAGAAAGTAATACAAAGATGTTGATGGCTGTTGAGATTGTTAATTCTGAAAACGACAAGATGAAACAATTCCTCAAAATGCTTTGTATACAAAAAACAGCTGACGAGATTGAAGAAGAAGATGTTGGTGAATATCACTGCACCGATTTTGAAGACATTTATGATTCAATTATAAATGAATCTAGGGAATTGATGGAGAAGATTAATTGTGAGTAGAACACCATCAGATGATTTGATTGAGCTTGGTAAAAAGATGAGGGATAGACAGGTGGTCGTCGGAATTGAATCCAAGTTTGTATTAGCAACAACTCGGCTTGCCTGTTTGATTAAAGAGAATAAAGAACTGTCTGAAATACAACTTAAGTACGCCGCTTTGTTAATTGTAGAACGTAATATGCAAAATCATATCAACACCTTACAATCCGAAAACAACAAATTCAAAAACATCAAAGACGGCGCCATGCAAAACCTATCAACCGAAGAAGAAGGTGATGCTTATACTTCTGGATGGTTTGATGCCGGTGAAAGATATCAAGGCGTTGTTGAGAAGATGAAAAAAGCCTTACAAATCTATAACGGTGAAATATTTAATAATCATAATTGTTGCATGTCAAATGATCCTTCAAAAGCTGCCAGGGAAGCTCTTGAGTTTATTAGAAGTCGGGGGTTGTCATGAAAGCACTTGAACTAATAATGACAACACGGGCCTATCTTGATTATGTTGAGGAACATCTCAACAATGTTTGGAAGGCATTCAAAGAAGTTGAAGAGAAGTGCAAAGGCATGCGGTTCATTTGGGATGATTTTTGCTTTCATACTCTTAGAGGTATGGTTGAAGAGCATGATTGCTCAAAGATGTCAGCCCAAGAGCTCACTCAATACCGTGATTGTTTCTTTCCTCTTAAGGGTGAAGATAAAAAGCCACTAGGCATTGCTTGGGTCAATCATAAAGCAAACAATGATCACCATTGGCAAAACTGGACCGATCCAAAACATCATCACCCTTACTATCAAGAGCTTTGTTGCGCCCACATGATCATCGACTGGCTTGCCATGTCTTATAAATTCGGAGGGAGCCCAAGGGAATATTATGAAAAGAATAAGGATGACATAAAGATTCCTGATTGGGCTATTCGACAGATTAATGAGATATTTGATTGTTTGGATGGTAAATACATTTGTTGCAATGAAAACTGTCTTGATGATAATAAGCGCAAGAAAGATCTTATTTGTGATTCTTGTGGTACTGAATGCATGGAGATGTCGTGAACGAAGAAAAAACACTAGAAGAAATCATTCAAGAAGCTGTGGTTCTTAAGTTCTTAATTCGCCAAACTGAAGCACAGACCACAACAGCGAATGAAGAACTTATTCTTGAGATGTTGGAAAAGCTTATTGATCTTAGGGATGCGTTGCTAACCATCTCTAAAATGGAACACTATAACGAACTTACAGAAGATGAAAGTATGTTTGTTACAAGGAAAATTGCCCTTGATGCGCTGAACGGAATAAAATGTGAAGAATCCAACAGGCCAAAGATAAAGCTTCCTGAAGATAATCCTGCAAAAGTTGTTTCATGGCATTTTCATTGGAAGTTCTGGAAGCCTAAGATTAGAAATTTGATTGGTGACCCGGTGCGCTTTGGCTGGTATGCATATCTTGATGATGGGACATTGCAAACAAGGGAACAGGTTTTTATAAAAAGAGATATGGGGATTATTGAGAAATGAGTGAATACGACAAAGACTTAAGATTGGGATTGCTACAAAGTGAACTTGGGTTTGATAATCATGATGCGGTCATGATTCTTCAGCTTATCGATACTGTTTGTGATCACTGCCATGAAGAATTAACACCTTGTTATTGTATGAGGGATGATTGATGAGTAAAAAATGGAACAAAAGAATGGAGAAAATAATTTCCGATCCAAAAACTAGTGCGGAAAAAGTTTATAAATTAACAAAAGATATTGATGAACACCCTGAAGAATGGGGTGGAGATTGTTTTTGTAGGTTGTGTCAGAGTTATTTGTAAGAGATTGATGATTGAATGATGAGCAATAAAGCAAAGTACGAAGCCAAGTGGGCACGTGTTAGATGGATCTTAAAACAAGATTACTTAGAGAAGCATGATAGAGCATTCTTGTTCGATTACTTAAAACTTAATCATGAGCTATATAAAAATCAATTAAATCGATTGAAAAAGCTGGATGAAGAAGCTCATTTGAGAAAGCAGAAATTCAACAACGTGCTTGACAGGTGCAAAGAAATCGAATTTATAACAGAAGATCTTGTTGAACACTTACTTGTCGCGCCTAAAGTTGGTGAGCAAAGAGCTCACCGCCTTGTGGCTCAGACAATGGCCAGGAAGATTAAGTTTATTCGTGAGGAAGAGGCGGCGCTTAATGGGCAATAGAAAAGATGTTTGTAGAATCTTGGTTAAATTTGACGGTCATTACACGCCGGAATGTGTTGGTGATCATGGGCAAAGATTGAATGGTAGTTCAAAGGCATATAGGTTTAAGTTTTGCCCTTTTTGTGGCAAGGAAGCATTTGTTCCGCAAGTGTTTGAAAATGGAAATTATAGAAAATTTAAAAAACCGAAAGTTGACTGATGACTAAAAAACTAAAAGGTTTGGAGCTTGTTAAAGGTATTCAAAGCGGCGGTGATGGCGATGATGCCAGTGCGAAGGATGCGAATGCGACTGGTGATGATGGGGTGATCAAGACAGCCACATTCTCGGAGTGTGGATTGTTCAGATACACGCTTGGCCGCGCATGGGATCAGACAAAGCCCCTTGTAGTCTTTGTGGGTCTCAATCCATCAACAGCCGATGAAACAGACGACGACCCAACGATTCGCCGCTGCATGGGGTTTGCTAAGGCGTGGGGCTACGGTCAGCTTTGCATGGTCAATCTATTCTCTTTTAGAGCCACAAAGCCCATAGATATGAAATGCTCACATAACCCCGTGGGTGAAAACAGACTTGAAGCAGATGGATTCTTTAGTCGTAACGATGCCACCCTTGAAATGGCCTTTGGATTGTCCAGGATGACAATCTGCGCATGGGGCAATGATGGCGAATTCATGGGTAGAGCTGAAAAGTTCAGAAGGTTGATCTTGGCATACAAGAAAAAGACCGGCCTCAAAAAGAACATGTACTATTTGAAAATGAATAAGGATGGCCAGCCCGCGCATCCGCTGTATCTCAAGAAAGATCTTGAGCCGATTGAGTGGGCTGACATCATCTAGCAGTGATTGCGCTTGCGTGATCAATGGTAGATATGGGAGATGGGAAAAAGATGAAAACAATAATACTTAAAAATACGGACCAAATGAAGCCAGTTGACATGATAGGCGAGGGCCAATACTTTGATGATCGTGGGATTCTTTATATGAAAATTTCAACAAAACAATTCCCACACCATTCAATAAATGGTGGTGAAAAAAGGAAGTGCGCTTGTGTCGCTGTTGAATATGGCTCTACATTCTTAATGGATTATGATGTTAATGTCGAAGCTGTGCATCATGAGACTTTTTCATGATGAATGACAAAACAACTATTTATTTCTTAATGGCAATGTGTGTTGTGCAATTTATTTGTCACACAATCACATTCTACATATTGATGAGTAAATGATGAAAATAGGATTCATCATGACAGCGTGTCATTATTGTGGCTGCACAATAAACGGTTTTGATTCACGGGCAACAATGGAACATCAATCAAAATGCCCACAAAGAAAACAATTCTTTGAAAAAATGGAATTGTTCGCAAAGAACGCAGTGCAAAACATTAACTCATGGCCAAATTCAAAAAGCGTTTTATATAGAAAGAGAGAACTATGAACACATTTAATTTCATGCTAATTTCAGCAGGCAGAGGCACAAGCTTTTATAGATATTATTATCTAAAAAATGCAAGATATAAAAAAAGATGCCTAAGATCTTACTATCTTATGACCGCACTTGAAAACAATCACAAAATCTACTTCTTTAAAAACCTTAAGGAAATAAGGGATTTCATTTCTCTTAAAAAAGGCGTAGCTATTAGATGCTCATCACAAAGACCTTATGACATTGATTGGAATGAGTTGCAGAAAGATTACTATAAATGAAAAAGATGGAAAAATACGACGCATACAAACACGGCATTATAGAGCCCAATAAACACGGGCAATACTATCACGTCGATGATGTCGATTCTCTTGTTGGTGAGCTGGAATCAAAGATTGAAGAGCTAAAAAAAGAACTCGAAGATTTAAGGGTGGATGATGACTGAATTGAGATGGGGCGACATAATAAAAACAAGACAGGGGAATCATTATCTTTTCACAAATGGTTATTATTTTAATTATACGACAAAAAAGATTGCCCACTTGAAACACGGTGAGTTAAGAAATTCCACAATATTGACATTTGAAGAAATTATTGAACTTGATAAATTCGTTGAAAAAAATAAGAATCATAAAACTAACTTTTTTCAAAAATATGGCCCAGATGGCTATGACGCCATGGAAGAATATGATGATGACGAGGGTAATTATTATCACTGTCACGATGTTGACGCTGAGATAGTTAGATTGAATGAAAGAATAAAGGAATTAGAGAAGTGATCAAGCACATATGCGATAAATGCAAAAAAGAGATTGAACAATATATTCCAGATGTAAACGATGTCGGTACAAGGGGATATTTTGCGGGTCAGGGTAATATTGGCGGCCACCTTTGCAATAAATGCTGTGAAGCGCTTAAAAAATGGTTTGGATTTATGATTTGACAACCGCCAAATCAGTGGTAAGTATTCCCCATGAACTACTTGAAGAAATACTATCCAGATTCAAACGGGGAAATGATCACGCATGAAGACGGCGATTATTACAACTGCCATGAGGTCAATGGAATTTTAAGCAAAGCCGTCATAATCATGGAATTGTCACTTAAAACAGATAGTGATCAAAATAAAACACTCAGCGAGGTCATCAGGTTGATTATGGTTGGATCTCTTAGTGATTAATGTTATCCTATAGAATCAACTTTAATAGGAGATAACTATATGTCAAAACACATTCTTAGACAGGCTAAAGCGCCGAAGAAGAAAAAGAAAGCAAGGAAGAAAAAGGTTGTTAATAAGCCTAGTAAGTAAAATAAAATGTTCAACTATATAGACGAAACACAAGAAGACTTTGATCAAGATGCGATTATGGAAGCATTGGGAATAAGGGGCAAGCCAGAAACTAAGCTTGTCCCTTGTAAGCGCGTTGAAATTGGTGGGGATTGGGTAGAGATGCCATTCTATAGATGGATGAAGGAAATTGTTCAGGAAAATAAAGAGCCTTTATTTACAATTGTTCCGATGGAGGGGTAGACAAAAGACAACAAGGCGCCTATGATGATTGTATTGGAAGAGTACATTCAAGGATAGAATGGTTGGCCCGGCGCGGTTGATGTTGTGGGTTCAAGTCCCACCTCTTCCATCATTAGAAAAGGAGAACTAAGTGAGCAACGATATCAAAGATCACGCCACAATTATTCAAGCCCATGCAAGGCCGGTCAAAGGTCTGAAGTCTGGAACTAAAACGTTCTCTGTGCTTCTTGCTAAAAGCATTGATCAAAGGTTAATTGAAAGTCTTATTAAGAAGAATGAGATTGTTGATGGTATCATCAATGATTAGTGATAAAGATATGGGTGAAATAATCAAAGCATCCATGGGGGAAAGTCACATTTGTTCAGGCTGCAACTACGGAGTAATCTATGGCCATGATAAAAATGCTATTTGTTATTTCTGTAAGGTAACGCCAGGGTGGAATGATGAAAAATAAATTAGCTGATTCATTGGGCCCACCGCTAAGCCTCGTAAAGATGCGAAAGCTTGCTGTAGGAACTCGACACATTTGCATTAAGTGCCGTGGGAATATTGTTTATAGTCAAAATGATCATGATTTGTGTGATCAATGTCAAAGGAATAGGGAATGTTTGGGGAAGTTTTATGAGAATTAACGATGAGTGATAGTGAAAGAATAACCATTGACACAAGCAAGTGGTCAGGCGCGAAGAAGAGAAACCCGATTGTTCAGTTCTTTAAGAACTTAAAGAATAAATACTATGGACGGCTCACAAAATCAAATCTTCAAAGAATGAGAATTACACACTCATCACTAGAACAAATGATGTATCGTGTTTTTCAACAATATCTAAAATTAAGTTATGATGACAGCGTAAGATTTGATCATATAGAAATAGATGGTCCCATTGTTATGGTTGTTCTTGATTGTGGCTACATGCAATGTGAATTTAGAAAATACAATGTAAGACTTGAGCATTGCATCTCTGTTGAAAACGTTATTGCCAATATTAAAGAAAGCTATTAGAAAGAGATAAGAATTATGATCATTAAAGGATTATCAGTCAAACAACCTTGGGCAGGGCTTATTGTTTCAGGGAAAAAGACAATCGAGACACGCACAAGAAGAACACATTACAGAGGGCAAGTACTTATATGCGCTTCCAAAAAGCCAGTCATGGAGGGCTTGCCATTTGGTCAGGCCGTTGCCATTGTCACCATCATTGATTGCGTCAAGATGGAGAAACAGCATCAAGTAGCCGCTTGTTGCCCATGGAGTGATGACCTTTGGTCTTGGGTTCTTGATGACGTTGTGCCCATCGAACCCTTCCCAATCAAAGGAGCTCTAAACCTCTTCACTATCCCGCCCGAGATCATCGAAGCTAGATTGGGAGCTTGGGTTTAATGAAAGCAAGCAAGTGCGAGATTGAAAACTGCAACAATGACGTTGTTTCAGGTCTTGAAAAGCCCACGCGGTGCATTGATCACGTTGACAAGAAGGATTATGTGACTTGTGAAAAGTGCAATCAGTCATTCTTGCCCACGTTCATGCATATATGCGCTCAGTGTGATGATTGTGGAATGATCATATTGGACCAAGATGGTATTGATAATCATGTTTGTAAGTCTAAAAAAGATGACGGCATGAAAGATTGTGAAGTTCCAAATTGTCACAACAAGGTTGTTTGTGATGGCCTTTGGTTTTGCGATGAACATAATGGAAAAGCGTCAAAATGTATTTTTTGTGATGGTGTTGTCGTTGAGAATGAAAATCATGTTTGTAAAGGCAACGCTTCCAAATGCTCTAAAGACGGTTGCTCATACAATGCTTTCATGGGTGATTATTGTGTTCAGCATATTGATGAAGTGGATAATGATGAACCTAATTTATGTAGTCAAGATGGTTGTTGTGAGCGGATTGATAAAGGAATTGATTTTTGTTATAAGCATGATGAACTTGTAAAATGTCTAAGAGTTGACTGCAATGAAGTCGTTAAAAAAACTAAATACATGAATGACCACCGCGATTATAAATGTAAGAAACATCAAAATACATGCAGCTTTGAAGGTTGTGAAAATCATGCGTCCGATGGGATGAAATTTTGCAAGGATCACTGGGATAATATGCAAAGAAAAGTTGTTATGAAAAAATGCGCTGAATTAGGGTGTGATTATATGGTTAATGGTAACCATGGGCACAGCATCTTTTGTGCAAAGCATCAGACTGGTTCAATTGATTTATCTATTCTGCCCACGGTTCCAGAAATAAATGCTGAGATTGCAAAGGTTGGTGGGTTTGACACTGGTGAAGAGGCTGAATTTAAGGTTGAAGGAGCGATACAGGCTTTCTTTAATGATAGTGGTGCCATTTGCCAGTGGGATCAATGCACTGAGCATATATCTTCTGAGTTTGTTTATTGCAAGCGTCATTCAGAAGATTTTGTTGAACAACAACGTAAAAAGATGGCGATTTTAACGGCTGGAATTGATAAATCTCAATTAGTCGAATTGGCTGGTGAGATTTCAAATATTGGTGTTCGTATAGGCGGGGCTGATGTTGAAGAAGAGCCCGTTGATAATAAAATGATGTGTAAGTATTGCGGCGTTGGAGAAATAGACACCACTGGTGATTGCCATGTGAAGTTTTGTGATTATTGTGGGAAAACTGTTGTTGTTGAATCTGATAAACTGTTGCCTATTGATAATGCTGTTGAATCTCCTGGTGCAGATCCTAGAGGGATCGATAGTGCGCTTATGAAAGAGCCGGTTAGCATCGGGCCAGATAATGGTGGACCGGATCGGATGTTTATTGTTGACAACAAGCCCCAAAGAGTGACCTGTCAAGCATGCGAAAAGATCACTTGGGCGCCGGGTGAATCTTATTGTGTTGATCATAGGTATCAAAAGACTTGTTGCATTATAGAGTGTGGTCAAAGAGGCCACAATATGGGCATGATTTGCGACTTTCATATGGATAAAGCTTTTAAAGATGCTGTTGAAGTGCCTCTTGGGATGGCCAAGGGTGGAATTGTTACAAGGCCAAGTCAAGATCGTATTGCCACCGTTTTATCAGAAGGTGATTGTACAATCAGAGATGAAGATTTTGCCCATCGGCCTCATAAGCCCACGGTTGGCATGATGCCGAGGTTCATTTGGCTTGAGCATAGGATTAAAGACCTTGGCAAGGTAATTAGTGATCTTGTTCTAAAACATTCCTTTGGAATTGGTGATAATGGTGCTGAAGATTTTAATCATTTGCTTAGGCTTTCCAATGAGATCGAATACGTCAGTGGCGAACTATCCAAATGTAAGAGTGATGGTGTAGTTAACGACGAATCTTGTTGACGCACTTGAACTCTTTGATGTATGTGAAATACATGTTTAACATTCTTGGGGATAGGCCCCGCGAATAGAAACAATTAATGAACTTGGTGGTTCTGGTTCATTGCCCGTTTCTTTTTATCAGCCCAAGCCTTACTCTCTTTTAGGCTTGGGCATTATAATCTATGCAACAAATTATAAACGCTCCAATCGCTCCTTAGTGATCTAATGTATCAATTACCAAAAGGAGATTGGCATGGGTCAACAAACACAAGAAGAAAATTTAAAAGTGGAAAAATTTAACTGCTACCAGGAACGCGCCAAACTCATTAAAAAGATAATGGATAAGCGTAGTGCCACAAAAGATGATATTGATCAATACAATCTTGTCGACAAAAAATTCAAATCGTTTAGGATGAAACTACAGAGCTTACAGATTCAAATTGACGATGAAATTGACCAATGCTTTGAACATGTGGCCGCAGCTATCAAAAACAACAAACACGCCATACAAGACCTTAATCAGATTCAGCAAATCTATGTCAAACTCAAGAGCATTAAAAGAAAGCTTGAAAACGAGTTGGGTGATAGAAAATGATCGATTCATCATTTGATCGGGCGAAACATGAGCTGGATATTAAGATTTTTAAGCTTGTCATCATGTTTGAGCTTAAAAATAAATGTCGACTTGGTGGCATCGACATCTTCAAAGTTGATGAAGTTCGTACTCTTAAATCATATGTCCTTGATTCTGAGGATTGTTCGGTAAACTAAATAATTTTATAAAAAGTGTTATTATTAACATTTTTCTATTGTGTTTGTGTTAATCTTAACATATAATATTGTTATAAGAATTTAGAAATGGAGAACTATATGTATATGGATGAACAAAAATATTTAGCTCAAATGGAAGAGCAGATACTTAATGATGATACGGAAATGGCTCACGGTATTGCTGACGATATATTATGCGATGCCCTCACAGCGTTGGGTTATAAAAATTTAGTCGAGGAATATCGTAAAATCGAAAAATGGTATGCTTAGATTTTTTTTAGAAAAGGAGAACTGTATGAAATTCAAAAACGTATTAGAAACAGACACCCAATTGAACATGATTGCCAAAGAAGGGAATTATGTTGAAGCTGAGATTGTTCGCATGCAATATGATCGAAAAGATGCCCAAGGGAAATATGTTGTGATGCTGCAACTGTTTGAATTGGGCATCGTTGATTGCAACGGTGAAAATCAAGGATTCGTTCGATTTGGGAAGCCCCAAGCTAAACAGCTTCGTGATATCTTGGATAGATTTTTGGCGGCGCCAGATATTGAGAGGGTTAAGTAATATGAAATTTTCTAAAAAGATGATGATTGCCCACGCTAAGACTTTGGGGGCCTATGAGAAGTTGATTGGGATTTTGGAAAATGAGGGGGTAAGTGATCATAATAAAAGAGATGCGGTTGGTAAATTTTATAAGGGTGAATGTAATTATTGTATGGTTTTCAGCAGCCCAGATATGCCGCCAAGATGTGAATCTTGCATACTGACAACAAGAAAAAATGTTCAGTATGAATGCGTTAGCGGTTTGGTGGCGCTTAAAACCCGGAACGATGCTTGGGATTGTTATGTTTTTCATAATAACTACACGATTAAAGAGATGACTGAACGATTCATTGAACGCCATGGGTGGCTTGCTCTGCAGGCTGAATATAATTTGACAGATAGGAAAGAGTGATGGATGACCAAAAATATATGGATAAATTCACCTCGATCAAGCAGGCCATGTTGCTCTTGGGCTATAAAAGCCGCACAAGCATCGAACAAAAGATTAAAAGCGGGGATCTTCGCTTTGTCTGGTTTGCTCAATATACGTCTTCTAGGGCTCGTATGTTCTATATAAAAGATATCGAGAGAGTGATGGCGGCAAGGCATGGGTTGGATTTGTCTTGAAAAAATAGCCCAAGTGGGCGCCCTTGTGGCGGTGGGCGCCTATTTGAATCTTTACTTTAACTATTCTGATAATCCGCTTGAAACAAGATTGGGCTTTGGTATCATATGCCCATGTATAAATCCATTCTGGATATTGTTCTTGCTTAATTGCTTGAACGCTCTAAAAACACCCAATAAATCGCATTCACCCCCCTAAAATTGCCAGTGACGAACATTCGTTGGGTTCTGCCCAACAGGATTTTCTAACGTTCCCCATCATATAACTTCTTTTATAGCTTAGACTTACTGCCGAAAAAAACGTCAAATCCGAACGTGCCGACTTTGGAGGGCATTCGCTGCTACAATTGGCCTGCGGTAGCGTTGATCTATTGAGGTTGGCGGTATGGTATATATATATTATTTAATATAAATATAATAATAGTAACAGCTTACAGCTACGAACCTCAAAAATGATCGTTGGGTTTTGAGAAGTCATGGTATGGTTTTGAGGAATAATGACGAACCTGATAAATAATAGGTCAGGCACCGTTGCCAAAAATCGTTTTATTTTAAAAAAATCAACATCTCATGCTACAAAAACAATAAAAGGTCTGATAGTATGGGCAAAAGGAGTTAAATATGGACGATGTGAAATTGTTGAAACGTGATGAAAAGTGGTGGCTTGATAAAATATCATCAGAAAACTTTGAAATGGTGGTTCTTTCAGAAAGCTTACTTAATGAATATTACAACGTGATGAGGTGTACTTATCCAAGAGAGCCTCTTAAAAGAGCTTTGCAGACATCATTAGGAAACTTTTTGAAGAGATATTGCAAAAGTTATACGTCAAGAAGGATTCAAGAAAGATTCATAAGGACCAGATATCACATTTTTCAAAGCAAAGAGCATTGTTTGCGCGATTTCAAAGAAGGAATGGATAAAAAAATAATCCAAAGAACCAAGAAGATAATTGAAAGAAGGTGTTGGGCTTGCAATCAAGTACTTGATAAAAAGGTTGTATTTACCCCGTAAAACAACCTCAACAATTGTTTTTCCATGCGCGAGATTGCTTTTTGTCAACATAATAGGTATTATTTAACCGAAGTTAGCGAAAGATACCTATATGTCAGATGAAGATGTGATTAAAACAGGCCGAGATGATACAGCTTGGCCCGATACGATCATGAATCCAGTTCCACGACCAAAGAACCCAGAATTATGGCGTGAAAGATGGCTTGAAAAGAATAAAAAGCTGACAAGTGAGGTAAAAGGCGATTTTTTATGGGAGCTTTCAAGGTGCGGTCTTAAAACAAGGGCCGCTGAGCTTTGTGGCATTTCAGTTCAAGTCGTTGAGCAAACATCTAAAGAAGAAAAAGAATTTGCTTCAGCGATGACTGAATCTCTCGAAGAATACGCCTCATGGCTACAAAACAAGGCCCGTGGCCAATTCGTCGAAGGCCTGGACACTTACAAAGTCAATAAAGGCGAGGTTGTCATGCACAATGGCAAAGAGGTCATAGAAAAAGTTTTCCCAAACAATCCAATGATGCAAATGGAATTAAAGCGTGTTAATCCAGCATATCGTGAGAAAACAGAGATTGATTTGAATGTTCAAAGCGCTGTTTTGGTGGCCCCATCATTATCGAAGGTGCAAGATTGGATTTCTAAAAACGCGAAAATACAAGCTGACGAAGAATAATTCATGACAGCAACAATTGATGGCCGCGAGATTGGATGGGCCCCACAAGCTGGAAGCCAAGAAACATTCATGGGATGCCCACTTTTTGAAGTTTTATTCTCAGGAACCAGGGGCAACGGAAAAAGCGATGTGTTGCTTATGTCTTATGCGCAACATGTCGGAAAAGGATATGGTGAAGCTTGGCTTGGCATCATTTTCCGTGAAACATATCCACAGCTTCAAGACATGATCAAAAAATCAAAAAAGTGGTTCAAGAAAATATGGCCAAAGGCAAAATACAATGAATCAAGCCATTCGTGGACGTTTCCAGGTGGTGAAAAGCTCCTATTCAGACACGCACGAACAGAAAATGATTATTGGAATTACCACGGATTTGAGGCGCCTTATATTGGTTTCGAAGAATTATCTAACTGGTCTTCACCCGCCTTATACTTAATGATGATGAGTTGTTGTAGATCTTCAACGCCAAATATGCCTCGAATGTTTCGTTCAACAACTAATCCCTATGGTAAGGGATTTAATTGGATCAAACATAGGTTCAATCTCCCTGGTGGGTTTATGGTGCCGATTGAAAACACTAATGAATCTGTAGGTGATGACTTTGCAGATATTGAGGTGTCAACAGATAAAAATTACAGAATAGCAATCCACGGAGAGTTGCGAGAAAATAAGATTCTT